ACTCAGGGTGGTGCTAGTGTAAGTTATAATTACTACTTTTATTGGAATGGTGCTGGTGCAAGCGAATCCATTCATCATGCTGCTTCAGGGGATACTTTATCTAAGACTTTTATATCCTATAAGAAAAAAGTAATTAATGGTTCCGAAACTTCAGATACTTATGATGTAGGTGTAAGTTTGTCTGGTACTCCCTCTTGGTCTTCTGTTACAGTTAGTGGTAAGACTGTATCAAGTAAAGCTTCAGAGAATACCGAAGAATCATCAAGATCTGCTACGGTTACAGTTACTCAAAGTGAATCAGGTAAAAAACTTACACTTGATATCACTCAGGGTGGTGCAACAATTACTTATGAATACGTATTTAATTTGGGGTAATAAAAATACAACATCATTCTGTATTTAATGTATAATTAACCTAAGTATTAATCTTTAAAACTTTACAATTATGGGAGTAGAAGTAAAAGGTGCCGGCGATGGCGTTGTAATCGCGGACAGAGGCTGTAACGATGGTTGCGGCTCTGAAGACTACTGGAGGTACTACAACGGCATAACCAATTGTCATACCAGGATGATTAGAAAGGAGTACATCTATCAGGGGTGTACTCCTTTTTTCGTTTTAACCACTTGAACTAAGGAATTATGGAAAAAGAACAACTCACCGAATTTAAGATACAGTTAGCTCTACCGGCTCCCAATATAGAGATTGCACAAGAAGTAGCAAACAAAGCTCAGGTACTCATTAATCAATTTGGATACTATCAATTCTTAAACCTGGTAGACTTCATGCAAAAGAATCCGGGTGCAGTTTCATTTGGTTTAAATTTAATAAATAGAAAATGATTATGGACGAAAGAACATTGATTTTCCAAAAGTTACAAAAGGGTGAAGTAATCTTTACCTTAGAGAAAGACAGGAGGTCTGGTTATCCCATTTTCGATACCGCAAAGATTGTGAAGGTAGGAGAGAGTAAACCCATGGCATCTGGTACTAAAGATGGCTTTGTTAACAGTATCGAATTAGTGATCCAAGATTCTGTATCACAGCTTACAATATACCTACCTTCACAATCTGATGAGGGTATTTATAATGGGGTATATTATACTACCGATATAGTGAATATAATTAATGAGGTTACTATGCAAAAACAAAATGCCTTAAATATACTTAACAATCGACCAAAGTTTGAGGCAGTTGTTTCTGAATGTGATAATATTCTCAATTCAATTAATCAATCCCAATCTGCTCCAAGTAGACCTGCTCCGGAGTTTGATGAATTTCGGCAATATATCGATCAACGGATAACCACGCAAGAAACTCTTTTACAAAGGATTGCTCAGGAGTTGGGATTAGATAAACCCAAATAATAAATAAGAATTATGCCAAGTAAGTCGGTTAATATTACACTATCGACTCCAGTTGGCTCTCTAGAAATATACGTAGACAAACGAGAACAAGCTCGTGCAGAAAGGTTGATTGCCAAAACTCCAAGTATCTTAACCAAAGGCTATGCGAAGGGTACAGAAAAGTTTGGTAATCAACTTCTTCGTATAGTAAGACGAAGTTTGAATACGGGTGTTCCACCAAGAGGTTCAGGAGTATCATGGCCACCCCATGCTCCAGGAACCATTAAAAAGTATGGGGATCACACTATGTTACACCTTACTGGTCAGTATGCTAGATCAGTTACTTTAGTAAAGGGTAAAAAACGGACTTTTGTTGGATTACCAATTGGAATCAAGAAGATTACTTATACTGGTAAGACTTCTAGAAAAACCTTGAACCAGATAGCTATCATGTTAGAATATGGTAGCAGGGATGGTAATTTACCACCTCGTCCTCTATGGGGTCCTGCTTATAAAGCTGCTGGTGGAAAAGCAGCTTTACAAAAGGAGATACGTAATGCGGTTAGAAATGAATTAAGGAAAGTAAAATAATATGTCGGATTTCGAAATATCTTCTTTATCAGGGACTGGTCCTGCTACTATTAGAGTGAAGCCTAAAGCAGCTAATGAATCAGAATCTAATAAAGAACAAGTAATAAAAGTGATAGTTCAGGGAGTAGAAAGGGAAGTTACTTTTACACAAAAGGGAAAACCCCAAGTAGTAGAAACTTGGAAGCCCTTCCTTACTATTTCACCTGACAGTGATAGTTATACTTTTGATGGTACCAAAAGGCTTGAGATTTGGGAAGTATCGGTTTATAGTTATGAACAAAAATATATTGGTGGTGAACCTCAAGAAGAATATAGAGCCTTAGATTGGACTGTTGAAAATTCCTTGGATTGGTTAAATATAACCAAAGAGATTGGGGAGGGTAATAATGCTGGAAAATTAACAGTTAAGACGCTCTCTTATAACAACGAGTATGAGGCAAGCACTTATAATCCGAAGGAAAGAAGCGGTGTTATACGAATAGTATCTCAGGCTGGTACGAAAGATATAACTATAAAACAATCTCCTGGTAAAAGAACTACTGAGTATGGTTTTGAACCAACTCCTAATATACCATTTCCAAATATTGGGCAAGGTAGTAATACTGCTTCTATTAGGGGTGTAAAGGGATACCAATACTACCATATCAATGGTTATGAAGTGGCTAAGTTTATAAAACAGTTTAAGATAACAGACATTAGTAAAACCATAGAGGGTACTATTCCTTTTCCAGGGACGGACCCTATACCATTTAAAGTATGGCTTACCGATTACCCCTCTAATATAAGTACTACTTGGGTTAGTGAATTAAATTGTACTGGCCATCTTGAAACCCGTATATCAGGGTTTGGTGGTGTGGTTGTAGTATATAATGGAGTTATAAATGATACTGGCTACCCTGAAGTTCAACTAACAATTAGATTAGGAAATTAATGGTAAATTCAGAAGAGATAGTAGAGAGAACTTTTTATATCTCTTTACTAAGTACAATGTTAGAAATGGGTCTAACTTTGAATCCAGAAGACTTCTTACCTTTGTCTCAAGAAAACGAAAAAAGATTTCAAGAGGCGATTAAGAATATGAAGAAGTTTATACCCCTATTTGGTATCGGGAATAATCAAGTGAAAGGACCTAAAACTCTCCCAAGGATAACCATAGAATTACAGGGTTATTATGCTGGGGATATTGGTGTGAACAAATACATTATTGGTGATAGACTTGAAGACGGTAATTACCAAGCTTCAGAGTTTCCTTATGAAACCAAAGATATTACCATAGATGTACATCTAGTTTCTCAAACTCAAGCAGATATGAGATTACTACATACAATCTTATATACTAGCTTACCTGCTAGAGGATACATAAAACCTTATTTCAATGATTTAGAGGAATGGGACAAGGGCAGGCTTGCATCAACCGGAAACCTATTCATTGAAATTGGTAATTATTATGATCATCCAGATGTAGAACATGGAATACTTGAAAAGGTATATACTTACATATGTAAAGATGGTATTCTTCCAGAAAAACCCCTGGAAGAAGGTATACTTACACCTATCCAGGATATATCAGTTCTCATTGGTTTGTTAGAACAAAACGAAAATGAAATGTTAGAGTTAAAAGTACCTAAGGTATAGGTACAATACTCTAGGGTATAAATTAAACGAGTAATTAACTTTAATCACAATAGAATTATGCCAACTTCACCTCATGTTGATTTTAAGTTTAAGAACAACAATGTTCTTCAAACTACTCCTATGTTAGGAGTTTCTTGTGTATTGGCTAGAACTACTAAGGGCCCTTATGATGACCCATCAGAAATCATCTCTACATTCCCTCAGTTCCAAAGAATCTATGGTTCTGAAATTGTACCCGATGGTTCTGTATCAAATATCGAAAAGGCTTTGCAAGGTGGTTCTAAGCTTCGTGTTATTCGAGTGCTTGGTAAGGGAGCTACTCAAGGTACAGTAGCTGCAACTGCGGGTAAAGCTAAAACAGTTGCTAAATCCGAAGAGGAAGGTATAGCACCTGCTTCTGCTACTCCAGACCCTGCTACTCCTGCAGCATTGATAACCATTGCTTCTGGGGGAACTACTTATAGTTTGGGATTGGTAACCAAAGGTTATGGAGACCCAATCGGTAGTACTGATACCTTCCAGGTAGGTTTCTATAAACAATCCAATACCTTGTATTATAGAATCTATTCAGGCAATGGCCAGGTACTTGAACAAGGTCCGGTAGTAACTTATAAAACTGCCGATGATAACAATAATACTTCGGTAGATTACCTTGCTCTTAGTGCCTTTGCTAAGAACTCAGAGTATATCAAACCGGTAGTAGTTGCTGGTTCATCTTTTGAGAACTTAATCAAATGGCTTACCGATAGTGTAGATGGTACAAAAAATGCCGTTACTGTAACAGTGGGGGGAGCAGCTCCTTCAGATACCGAGAAACTATTTACCGGTACCGTAGGTAGTGCTGGTTCTAACCCTACTGCTGATGAATGGATCGCTTCATTGGATTTAGTAAGGGACTACACTGACTTTTACCAATTATTCATTTCCCATATCTCTCAACACCTTACTACTGATGCTGACGTACTCAAGGTATATAAGGCTGCTGCAGATATGGCAAAAGAATTGATGGAATGGGTACTGTACATAGAAGTCCCAAAACACTTAACCCATTACACCCAGGGTACTCAACCAAGAGACTATAAAGCTCAGGTTACTTGGGTACAGACTTGTCTTGGTACCGTGGGTAATTCCAAGTACATTGCTTACTTTGGAGGTGGCCTTAAGTACTACAATGAGAACGGCAATCTTCAAGATTCTGATGTAGTGGGTACCATTGCAGGTTTGGGAGATGCTTCTGCTACTCAATATGGTCCTTGGAAATCCTTTGCTGGTATGAACCGAGGAGTTATTGGAGATGCAGTTGGGCCCGTATGTCCAAATTATGGTTCTCCTTCTCGATATAATGAACTGAACACACTTGCTCAGAATTATATCAATGAGATGGTAATCAAAGATACTCCCGATGCAGGTAAACAAACCATGCTATGGCATTGTTTCTCTTCTCAGGTAAAACAGGATTCAGAAAGATTCCTTTCAATCGTAAGATTGAATTTGTATTTGAAGAAGTTCCTTCGTCCAGTACTTAACAAATACTTGGAAGAACCCAACGTTTGGGGAACTTGGAAAAGAATTTGGTTGGAAGTTAAACCTACATTAGATTCTTTGGTAGATGAAGATGCCATGACAGAATATACTTGGATGGGTGACCAGGATGCAACTTCTTGGGATGATCTTTCCGTAAATAACGAAGCAGATGCCCGTCAAGGTAAATATCGTGCTATCCTTAAGTATAAAGACGTAGTTCCTATGCAAGAGGTAACTATGGAGATTGTAATTGATGCTGCTTCTAAGTCGGTATCAGTTGTAGAAACAAGTAATAACCTATAAACATATAACGATGGGAGCAAAAGTAAAAAATCCCCGGAAGAAATTCCTGTGGAGTATCATGTTCCCCAAACACCCTATCAATACTTATCTATTCCAAAGTTGTACTTTGCCTGATATTGAGATTGACCAGGTGGCTCATGGGGATGTCAATAGAGATGTTAAAACTGCTGGTAGGGTTACTATAGGTAATCTTATCGTAGAGAAACTTATGACTACTGCAGGTTCAGATACCTGGCTTCATGACTGGCTCTATTCTTGCCAAGACCATATAGTTGGTGGTGGCTTAGTACCAAGCCAATATTGGGAAACGGCTATTGTAAACGAACTTGCCGAAGATGGAGTTTCGGTTCTTAATACCCACGTCTTCGAAGAGGTATGGCCATGTAAGATTACCGGCTTAGACTTGGACAGAAGGGCTTCAGAGAATACCATAGAGTCCATAGAGTTCTCGGTGGGTACTGCAGACAAATACTAATTCCTTAGTCTATTTTCACTAAGATTCGGTGGAGGGGTGGGATTCCTGTGATAGGAGCTCACCCCTTTCTTGTTGTTATACGGAGTACTATGAACATTTGTAAACATTAAATATATCAAAATTATGGAATTTAGAACATTTAGATTTACCGGACCCTCTGGTTTCGAATATGAAATTAGAGAACAGAATGGAGCTGATGAAGACATTCTCAGTAACCTTTCAGACATGAAAACTTTAATGAACCTTACTAAGTTCATTGCAGCAATCGTAATTAGAACTAATGCCACTCCTAACGGTAAGCTAACCGTTGATGATGCTCTCAATCTACCAGTCAATGACCGCTATGCAATTATTTTCAATTCTCGTATATTCTCACTGGGAGAGGAAGTAGAATTTGAATATGACTGGGGTAAAGAGAACGGTGGTAAAGTTACTTATGGCCAAGACCTTCATGAGTTCCTTTTTGATTATTCAGAAGTACCCACTGATAATAGGGTATTTGATGAAAAACCAGATGCTATCCCTTATTATCCAAAGGGTATTCAATTAACCGGTCATGAATATCTTCTTTCATCGGGCAAGAAAATCAAATTTGATTGTATGACTGGTAAGGGAGAACAAGAGTTCATGAAGTTACCCTTGGATAAACAAACTAAGAATGCCCCCTTACTTTGTCGGAATCTTTACTTAGAAGTAGACGGTAATTGGGAGAAGGTAGAAAACTTTACTCCTTTTACTGCAAAGGATATGGCTGAGATGAGAAAGTATATAATCTCTATTGACCCTATCTTTAAGGGAGAGTCCCATATTACTAATCCCTTAACTGGAGAAGAAAGAACTTATCCTATAGTTTGGGCACCCAATTTTTTCTACCTGACGGAAGAGTAATGTTAGAGAGTGATTTTGTTTATATCACCAGAGCCGAGATAGCCTTAGACTATTTCGGCTTTTTACGTCTTCCGTATAGAATCAGGAAAATATTTAAGGAAATGGCTGAACAATATTATAAACAACTAAAGAAAAGAAAATAAATTATGAATACCAGTAGGAGTATAGTAGAGGTCGGTGTTGCCATGGTATTAAAAGACCGATTCTCTCAGGAGGCTGGCAAGATATCTGGGTCATTCAGAACTATGATGAATGACATGAGTACCTGGAATAGAGGTATACAGATGTCAGCTTCTAATACAATGGACTTCGGAATGCAGCTCGTAGGGGGAATGGCAAGGGCCTATAAATACTCTGCGGGTGTTCAGAATGAAGTTTGGACTGCTTCGAAAATTGCCGGTGCTACCATTGCAGAACAAAGAGAAATGTTACAATTGGCAAAAGATGTCAATGAGATAACTCCTCTTACTGCTTCGGATGTTGCATCAGGACAAAGATACCTGGCTATGGCAGGTAATAAATTCGATGCTATTAAAGAAATGATTGGGCCAGCATCTAAGCTGGCTTCAATCTTTACTATGCCAGTGGGACAGAAAGGTGGTGTAGCTGACTTGATGACTAATATCATGTCAATGTACCAAATCCCAATGGGAGAAGCCGCTAGAGTAACCGATGACTTATATACTGCAGTTACTAATGCAAATATATCTTTGACAGACTTAGCCCAGTCCATATCTTATGCAGGAGCAGATATGGCAACTGCTGGAGTAGATCTTCGGCAAACGGCTGCTGCCATCGGTGTATTGGGAGATATGGGTATACAGGGTTCTATGGCAGGTACTTCACTAGCTAATATGATTCGTTACTTACAACTCTCTCTTGTTAATCAAAAAAAGAAAGGCTATAACGCTTTAGCAGACTTGGGCTTAAGTCCTGATGAGTTTTTCGATGCTCAGGGTAACCTTATAGATCTTTACACTATCTATCAGAAATTTGCCAAGGCGGCAGTAGACTTACCTTCACGGATAGAAACACCAACCTTCTTCAATATCTTTGGTGTTCGTGGTAATCGAGGCATGCTTCCAGTACTTAGAGATATTGCTTCTGGTAGAGATAAGATGGGTAAGATACTTGCAACCTATGACCAAAACATGGGGGCAGTAAATAGACTTAATGAAGAACGTCTTAAAACTGATGCGGGTGTCATTGACCAATTCGAATCAAGTCTAGAAAACTTAACCGTTACTGCAGGAGCGGCTTTGGGTAGAATATTTACCCCAGTACTTAATATGGGTAATTCCATCATCAACGTAATAAATTCTATCTCTGAAACTTGGGCTGGTGGCTTTGCTCTTAGAGTAGGGGCTACAGCAGTAGTAATTGGTACCATTGTTGCAGGGTTTAATACTGTAAGAGGTATTATAAGGTCGGTTGGATATTTACAAACTATTGCCACGGCTTCTACTGAGGGTATGTCTGCAGCAGCTATTAAGACGAACACCCAATTTGCTATCATGGAAGCCCATATGATAAGTATGGTAAATCTCATGAGGACTATGGTTCAATTGCAGATGATGATGGGGGGAGTTAGTATGAATAGAGCGGGTAGATTTTATAATACCCAAACTGGTATATATGTTAAGACTCCAAACCCTGGGATGTCTCCCGCCACTTCACTCATTGGAGGTGTAGTTGGAGGTACTGTAGCTAATCAAGCTGGTAAACAAGCTGCTAAGACTGTTGCTACTAGAAGTTTAGCTTCGGTAGGTGGTAGGTTATTAGGGTTAATTGGTGGACCCTGGGGATTAGCTATTACCGTAGGTTTACCTTTACTAATAGAAGTAGGTAGTAGACTTATTGATTCAGTAGATAGGAATACTAATGCCCAAGATAAAGGTAAAGAAGATTCAACAACTATTCGGGCTCAAAATGAAGAGAGATTTATTAATGCCGTAAGATTAGCTATCAAGGAGGGTATGAGAGATTCTCGGATTAATATTTCTGTAGATGGCCAAGCAGTTGGGGATTATGCCCCAGGTTCTCAACAAGATTTTACTGGGGCCGCATTTGTAATGGGATTATAAACTAAAACATTATGGCTAGAGTATTAAATAAGGCAGCAGGTAAGGTTGTTGAAAAATACAATGACCTTACAAGGGATACCGCAGGAGTTCTTACGGGTCCCTTAAATAAACTATGGAGAGCCAGGATATTACTCAATAGGAATACATCTACACTTCCAAAAGATGATGCTCTAAAAGGTAAGCTCTATAACCCTAATGGGGTTATAGGAGAGGCTCAGATATCTTCCAAGAATCCCACATTGAATAAACAACTCCAGGAAAAATGGAGGATGGAATTGCAATTCCCTAGAATTGAAGAAGGGGAAGGAGTGGATCCCGCAAAGGGTAACAAGAATACTACCAATCATCGAAACTTTGAAGTAAAAGCCAATATTATGTATCAGAATGAGGTAAGGATATATAATATGACCGTTAACCCAACTCAATACATTGTTTTACAGAATAGACCTCCAGAATTGGATTTTCGAGGTGAAACAACATGGGCAACCATTAAGTCTATGGGACGTAATGTACCAATGTATCACTATACTGGGGCTGAAGACATTATCCAATTTAATGTATCCTGGTACTGTAATGACCCAGAGAATCCCGAAGAGGTAGTAAATAAATGTAGGCTATTAGAAGCATGGTCTAAATCAAATGGTTACCAAGCTGCTCCTCCAATTGTTAAAATAGAATGGGGTGATTCTGGTATATTTGATAATCACAATTACATACTTACTTCAGCAACCTATACCTTGAAGAATTTTCAGAATGGTTATAGGATAAGGGTACCGGGAAAGCCGGCTACTTTTGGAAATGGTAGATTATTACCTGCAACAGCAACCCAAGAATTGATTTTCAAGAGAGTAAGTGCATATAACTTATCCTATGGAGATTTCATAAATTCTGATTCACTTAAAAAGACGGGAGGTATTAAATATGATTGATGTTAACCAATATATAAAGGGAGCTAGCCCATATAATGATGCCTATGCTTTGAAATACGAAGATGGGGATTATTCTTTAGAGGCCAACCCCCCAGTAATACCCTCATCTGCAAACGATATTCAGCATACCGTTAAAGATGGGGAAACTTTACAGAATATCGCTTTTAGATATTATGGGGATTCTGGGAAATGGTATATTATAGCAGAAGCTAATAAGATACTAAACCCCTTTAGAGAATTAGAAATGGGAACTTTAATAAGGATACCGATATATGGCAGCTAAACAGAAACCAATACTATACAATGGAATGGGTCAACCCTATTTGGCCCTTTTCAATTTTGGAGGTATGCCCATAATGAATCCTCTTACGGGCATACCCCTCGGAGCGTATATAAGTACCTGGAATTATAGATATGACGAAGAAAAAGAAAATTTGGCTACACTTACCTTTGATACGGGTAATCCTGATACTGTAGATATTGCTGATATACAAGAGAATCAACAAATCTGTCTTCAGTGGGGTTATATTTACCCAGATGGTCAATTTATATCGGGGCCTATAAAAATACTAAAGGTAAGAGAATTCGAAGCAGTATTCGATTCTACGGGTACTCATGTAACTATCAAGTGCATTGACTCTACAGGGGATTTAAGATTTCAACCGGCTTATGTTCATTCGGATATGGAGGGTTATAAATTATCTACCTATTTAGACAATGGCTGTGGGAATGCCACTGGTGTAATCATAGAAATATTTCAGTAATGGAACAACAGATAATAAGTAATAAAGTATACGAGTCACTACAAGTGCCAACAGAAAATACTCGTACTACTACTGGAAAAGTACTTTATGCTAACAAATACAGTGGAGTAGCTGAAGTAGCAATGCCCGAAGATTTAAAGGCTTTAATAGATAGCGATTTTGGGTTAGTGGGAAAGAATATCTTGGTTCAGTTAGAACAGAAGATGAAGGGTTATACCAATGGCCCCTGGTATGTGGATTCAAGGGATGGGGTTATTTATATACATAATAGAAAGTTTAATGAGGAGCCTGTATGTACTTATACTTATCAGGGTGAGCAGGGTGAAGTACTCAGAGTATCCTTTGCTACTCAAGAGGTAACTAAACGAGTTAAAGCAGTATTAGCACCATCTTTAGACCCTGATAGTAAAGACCTATCTGTATTATCAACCAACATTAATGAACCAGAAGATAAACCCTCTTTAGCTTTAAGCCCCTATATAGCTAGATTAGATAATACTGAAGTATCTAATCTTACCAGTAACGGGTTTGAGGATTATCAAAGCTACCCTACTACTCCCACCGAAGTAATAGATACTTGGGATATGAAAGTTCAATACAATAGGGAAAAAGAAGCCGAGTATAAAAAGAGGGTAGCAGAGTATGAAGCTGTTGGTCCGGTTGGAGCTTATGAAGCTGGTAAACAAAGGAGATTCGATGAGATGTCTACTGAAGATATACGTACCACTATTAATCAAGCCGCCAGTGAATTACCAGATGATAAAAAGAGAGCTCTTCAACAAGTACTAAAGAATTCCAGAAATGGTAAAGAATTAGAAGCTAATCTTAAAAAGTTATTAGAATATGAAATGTATCTTTTTGAAGATGAAGATGGTATGGAATTTATGGTAACCGAATATGTAGATCCTCTAGATTATGACCCAGAGGGTTATGACTCTAAACAAGCTGGAGCAGGTATAGCTTCTGGTATCAATTTTCAAATGGGAGTATTACCAGCATCTGAAAGAGGGTTTGAGGCTTTGAATAAAGACCCTTATACTGAAGTATTATCCGATATGGAAATTGATACTACTAAACACTATGGCCAAGATCAATACGGTAAGAAGGTTAAGGTAAGGCATATGAAAAGAGTAAATCTTAGAGTACCCCTCTATAAGCTTTATCACAACTTATTCAGTAGATACGGAGGAGCTGATAAGTATGCTTGGGCAGCCAATGCTAATGCTAATGGTGGCTTAAAGCAAACAGAAAAAAGATTAGTATGTCAACTTCAGGTAGTTGGTAGACCCATGTTAGCAACTTCTCAAATAATTAATTTAGAGAATGTGGGTAAACGATGGTCTGGGCTTTGGTATATAAAACAATGTACTCATTCAATGGATGCTGGTCAAGGTTATATAACCAATATGGAGTTAGTAAAAAATAATTCTAAGTCTGGTTCTGTAACTTCTCGAACTGATCTATCTACTCAGAATATTGTAGCAAATGATGCTAAGGCCAATGCTAAGACTGATAGAGGCAAAGATAAAAAGGCTTTAAGCTCTTCTCAAAATCTTAACCTTAACTTTACTTATAATGAGAAAGTATACTACAATGAACATTTCCTTAATGAAAAAGGGGAAATAATTGACATCAAAGGTCAAGCTGAGTTTATTAGAAAAAAGGCTTACTATACCGAAGTAAATGCTAAAGATCCCAAAGCTTTGGCAGAAGGTATAGTTTTATCTACTGGTAATACAGTTACTTCTAAGGGTAAACTAATACCAGGTAAGATAACCCTCAAGGAAATCCAAGTCCCTGAAGATTATTGGGTTAAGTTTAATTATATGGCTATAGCTAATCGGATATATCGTGATATGGCTAAAAAGTATAAACGAATAGCAAGTCAAATATACGTAGAGGAATAAGGATATGAGTTACGAAACAGCAAAAATAATAACCGATGAAGGCTTAGAGGGCCTTGGTCGGTATTACTCTGTTTATAGAGGCATCGTTGTTGATAATAATGATGTAGAGAAAAATATGAACAGAATAAAGGTATGTGTCCCAGAAGTAATGGGCGGAGTATTTGCTTGGGCATATCCGAAAGGACAGCATGGTTCACTGAGCTCAGGCTTTAAATACTTAGCCCCTAAAGTTGGAGACATGGTATTTATTACTTTTGAATTTGGAGATCCCACTAAGCCTCTCTGGGAATATCATGGTTGGGGGATGAACCAAATACCTCAACCTTTAAATGGGCCAAATAAAATTGGTATAATTACACCTGAAGGTAATCTTATAGTTATTGATGATGATAGTGGAGAACTCAACTTACACTTTAATGGCCCAGTAAATGTTCATTCAGAAAAAGAGGTAGTTATAAATGCCGATGGGGATATTAATGTGGCCTCTGGTGATTCAGTAATATTAAATACGGGAGAGAATGGTGGAGTAATCAATATATTCCAATTAACCGAGAAATTAAATCAAACCATTCAAGAATTAGAACAGCTTCGTAGTATGTTTAACTCTCATGTACACTCAGGTGTAACTACTGGGCCAGGTTCTTCTGGCCCAACTTTAACTCAAGTAACTAAACCTTTCTCACAATTCGTTGTAGACGATTATGAGGATAAAACCTGCATACACTAATGGAAAAGAATTACTTTACAGACTTAGTTGGTATAGGTGTAACTTATCCTATCCAACTTACAACTAATGAAAATGGGGAAAGAGGTTGGTACCCAGTAAACGGGGATTTTAAACTTATCAGGGATAATATAAGTTCTATATTGTATTATATGATAGGTCAGAGATTTCGACAGGAAAACTTTGGTAGTAAACTATGGCAATGTATTGAGGAACCAAACTCACAAGCCCTAAGTTTTATAATTAAAGAGTTTTTAAAACAAGCCATAGGTGCATGGGAACAGAGAATAACATTCCAAAATATCACAGTTACTAGAGTTGATGCAAAAATACACATAGAAGTAGCTTATGTAATAAATGGAACAAATTCTAGTCAGTACCTCGATATCACCTATGATAGGTCAGATAATTCATTAAATACACAATAATATGGGAATCACAAATAAATGGCTTAACCCATACCAGAGGTCTTATCAACAGATTAAGGCCAAGCTGGTTGAATCCCTTATGGGGCTTAAAGACCCTCAGGGTCAGAAACTCATAACGGATTATTCGGAGGGGAATATCTTAATTATCATCCTCTCATTGTTTGCGGCAATTGCCGAAGTACTTCACTATTATGTAGATAATATGGCAAGGGAAACCTTCCTATCTACTGCAAGAAGGTATGATTCGGTAGTTAAACATGGAGCTCTGGTAGATTATCATGCTCGAGCAGCGATTGCTGCTACAGTAGATGTAATCTTATCCAGAAGTATTACTGGTAATTCCATTGGAGCTAAATTAACCATACCTCAAGGAACTCTATTTACGGATTCCAGTGGTAACTCTTGGTTATCTGCTAGAGATGTAACTTGGTATTCAAATGTAACCACATGTAAAGTACCTATAATTCAACATGAGAAATATACTGCAAGTGCTCTTAATAATATGCTAATACCTACTGGAGATAGGGTAATAGTTCACCTTGGTACATTGCCTAATGGTAAGTACTATGAACAGGGCTCTATGTCTTTACAGATAGGTGGAGAAACTTGGGTATTGGTAGATACCTTTGCAAAATCAAAGCCAACGGATAAACACTTTATGGTTTCAGTAGATGAAGCTCTTAACCCTTACATAATGTTTGGGGATGGAACCTTCGGTAAGAAACCTGCAGCAGGTGCAAAGATAACCAATGTAGTATTCTATTTAACCAATGGTTCTCAGGGTAACGTAAAGAGTAATACTATTACATCCGTACCCTCAATCATTTCTTCTTCAATCACTGATGCTACTGTAAGTAATGCTTATGATGCTGGAGGAGGTTCAAACTATGAGAACTTTACAATGCTCAAGGAACATATACCTTTGAGTGTAAAGACTCTGGGAGTAGCAATTACTAAGGAGGACTTTGAAAGCTTAGCTATGTTAGTAGATGGTGTAAACAAGGCTAAAGCCGATTATGAATGCGGTAGAAAGCTTACAGTATACATTAGCCCCGATGGTGGAGCTGTTGCTTCTTCCGAATTAATAAATAGGGTATACAACCTATTATCTCAAAGGGCACCTATGACTACTTGGTTAAAGGTTAAGTCTGCAGGTAAGGTTCAGATTATTCTGGAGATGGATGTTACTGGTAAGAAGTCTTATAAGACTGCCGAGATACAAACTCAAATTCTTACAGCTTTATACAATGCCTATTCTCCAGAGCAAGCTCAGATAGGTGGAAGCGTAAGGGTATCAGACATCTATGCCCTAATAGATAACCTATCAACTGTAGATTACCTTCACCTTACTAAGTTCTATATTAAACCTTGGCCTACTACCATTTATGGTAATAAAGAATTAAGCCTTGGCCAGTTTAAGTTGAATAAGGCAAAGGGGTCAATGACCTACTATATAACCTTTAATTCATCAACTACTTTTACGGTACGTTCAGTATCTAATGGCTATACGAATACTGGTACAGTTGGTAATTCAATTCAGGTTATTGATAAGGCTAATGGCTTTGATTTCTCTTTGGATATACAGAACAATAGTTATCAATCTGGATATAGATATTCTATTACCGTATCTGAACCAAACCATGACTATGAAGATCCAGGTTTCAACTTACCAGTATTCGAGAATGCTTCACAATTAACATTAACCGTTAACGAAATCGTATGATAAACCTCAAAAATTTAATCGACTTTTTACCTTTTGAATATAAGGACCAAGATACTTATAAGGTAAATGGTAAAGGCATCTTAGAGAGGTTTCTAGAAATTTGTGGAGAGCATTTTGAAGATTATATTACAAAGGATATTGAGAATATATTGGATATTATCGATATAGATAAAACCCCAGATATGTATCTCAATTTCCTTTGGCAATTTCTTGGAGAAATGCCCTTTGCTTATGGGAACACGATAGATGCACAGAAATGGGCAGAGTACTTTAATGGGTTCTACTCGGATAGTAAACTCCAGGAGTTATCAAAGCTTTGGATAATACCCAAAGAGGGACCTTTTACTTTAACCAGTACTCAGGTAAGAAACATCTTGAGATATTCGGTATCTCTTTTCAAAATAAGGGGTACATCAGAATTTTTCGAGATCATGATGAGGTTATATGGGTTAACCTGTGTAATAACAGACCCAGCAAAAGCCGATGGGTATGATGGTTGGATAAAAGGTCATCCCCACTTTGACCAATACTATCAGTACGATAGTAAATATACCTTTGATAACACCTTTGATTGTTCTCAATGTATTTCCGTAAGTTTTAAACTTACTGGTCATGGGTATACTTCTAATTCTGAGGCTTTTAAAAAATTTAGGGAAGCCGTAGAAAGTTTCTTTACTAGATTCATACCTTATCATGTATCCTTCACTATAGATTACGGTTTTGTAGTAAATGATGGGTATTCGATTAAGGCTGAGTTAGTAAACCCAGACCAACCCAACTTAGTTACTTCAGAAGTATATGAAGTACCAGTATTGGTAACTGTAACCTCAGATTGGGTGAATGCAGATTTGAGATATCAAATATCGAGTGATAGAATTAACTGGGGTTATACTAAACATGAAAGTGGTTCGGTATTTAATATTCCAAGGGCTGGTACTTATTACTTTCGAAGCGTTGGGGATAATTCTAAGATAACCCAAATTACCGTAAGGCAGGAAACTTATAACCGTTCATATATTATTTCTTGTGAGCCCATAACTGGTAAAATAACCCCAACTACTTTAAAGGTTAGTACAAGGGTGATAGCTAGAGTATCCTATAAAGGGACAGAGAAACTTTGTAATGTTCGATTAGTGGGTACCGATCAAGTAAAAATATCGGGCTCAACTTGGGAATTTACAAAACCCGGTACTTACTTTTTTGAGATTGTGGAATTTCCTGTAAAACAAACTTCATTTGTAGTAACCCAAGAAGAAGTTACTTATAAGGTAAGATGTACACCCTCAGAATTTAGAGTTGGAAATAATCAAACTATGAAGGATGCAGTTACTACTTTAACCATAACTTCAAATTACCCAGAGTCATTTACTGGAGAATTATATTGTAGGTTAATAGGTAACCCTAAGACTTTCAAGAATGGGGATAAATTTATTGCTAACAGCTATGGTACTTATAAATTCAAATGTACTTTAGATAAAAGAGAAACTGATGAAGGTGTGGGTATCTTTGAAGTAGTTTCAGGTAAAACTGCTATATATAGAATCAGTATTAATCCATCTACATCTACTCTATATAACGGTTCTGCAAAAACTACCGTAATAATACAATGTATTTCGGGTAATGGTGATGATTACCGAGTTAAAGTAGTAGAAACTGGGGAAACCTTCAATGCTGAAAACGGGTATGTATATACTACTAATAGAGCAGGTACTTATACTTTCCAATCTGTAGCCTACCCAACTGCAAAGACTACTTGGGTAGTTAAGAATACCCCAGTTGTATATCAGAACAAACTAAAGATAGTTCCTTCAGATCCTTCAGATTCAAAGTGGAAAGAACCTAACTGGTCATTACCCGAAAGCCAAATTGATGATACTTATGCAGTATATCAGTTATTGGATGAAGTATCAGCTTGTAAATTTAGCCTTGAAGAAATGAAAAACGGGGTCAATGTAAGTGGTACTGCAACTTGTGATGAAACTGGGGAAACCTATAATCTTGAATCCGAGATTGTATTAACTAAAGCAGGTACTTATACTTTTGTGGCAGATGATGGTTCTTCATTAAGGTGTCAAGTAATATTGGAAGATTACCCTACTATTATAGAATTAACCGTTGACCCAAGTTATGCCGAATTAAAGGGTACCATTAAACAAGTGTATTGTTTAATTAGGTGTAGTTCTAATAAAGATGGATTCGATAGTAGAGTTAGACAAGTTGGTAAAGTAACTACTTTTGATGCTGGTGGAGCCGGATATGAATTTACTACGGCTACCGCTGGAGAATACATTTTTGAATCAGTTGCCGATACTTCGGTACGGGCTAAGTTTACGGTAGTAGATGCTGACTTATTAAGCGTTAATCCTCAAAAGTTGGAATGGGAATCAGATGACACTTCCGAGAAGACATTTACCATTACCACTTATAGTAATCAAATGTGGAAAATTGAAGAAGTATGATAAAGAGTGCAATAGACAATGTAACAGAGACTACTACTCAATCTCTGTTCAAGACTTCAATGATTGGTTTATTTGGAGAATGTACCCAAATTATTTATGACCTTAGGTGGATGATATTACTTGCCATAATATTGATACTTTCAGATTTATGGTTTGGTATATCTGCAAGTAGAGTACAAGATATAGTCATTCGAAAGTCAAGGGCCGGTAGGAGAACCCTAAATAAGCTGGTTGATTATATTTGTTATATCTTACTTGGGGCTGTAATTGGGAAAGCTATTGGAGAACCCTATGGAGTAGATCCCATAGAAGTATCCATTACTATAATGATATTATGCTATTGCTTCGAAATAGATAGTATCTATGGGCATATATGTGAAATACATGGCATTAAAAAACAATATAGTATCTGGAAGATAATCTTTAAGCTGTTAACTCTCAAATTTAATGAACTCGGAGAAGCTTTCAGGGATATGGCAGAACAAAAGAATAACTTTAAAAATACAAAGAACAATGAAAACGTACTTTAAGTATGAAGGTATAATCAAATCTAAGGAAGCAGCCGAAGCAATTGCTGCCCCTTCTGGTTTGGGGCCATTCTGTGGATTTGGCTCAGCCACCATAAATGGTAATAAATTGGTTGTTTCTCCTCAGGGAGTTTCTGGTAGTAAATTTGCTAATGTAATTAAGGATAGGATTACAGCAAGGTATATGTCTAAAGATTCTGAAGATGGAGAATTACCAGATATAAATTTTGGGTGTATTTCAAGAGATGGCTATATATTTATCTCTGATGAACAAACATTGACCATCGAGAATATTCAGGGAACCCAAGGGTCCACCGATGAAGTATTACTGTTTGCAGTACACACTACTATCTCCGAACCCGTAGATAATCCAGTAGATTTTGTAGCTTATTGGAATGAATCTTCAGAAAGTTTCTATGAGTTATATAAAAAATCTCTAGATATATACTACCCAATTTCTGAAGAGAATCGTAATCCCAATGTACTTAATAATGATATTTATTCGGATTATAGTATGACTCTTAGTAATCTTCTAGAGATGGTAGAGACTGCTTGCCCTTATTATTCTAACAATAAGAATTCTGTTGTTCTTATTGGGATATATGGTAAGGGTACAGATGCTATGACTAAAAGAAATGAGAACTTTGCTATTGTACCCTATCAGGGCAAATTCCAGGAGATCCCATATACTACTGCTACTCACAGTATGATGAAAGAATCCATAACTAAAGTAGAGAAAATGAATACTGGGTTTCCGGTAGAGGATGAAAATGGGAATCTATTGAATATTAAGCAATACATTGATGGGCAACTAGAAGCTCTCAGAAAGGAATTCTCTGATTCTTTGAATACTGCTAGTTTACCCATAGGTTCAATAATTTTATGGGAAACCGATGTAATCCCTGAAGGATGGGCTGAATATACAAAGGCTTCAGGTAGGATAGTAATAGGATATCAGGCCGGAGGTATTCAAATTGGAGACGAGATGATGCTACAGAATATTGGGGATTTCTATACTCCCACTAAAGGTAACTTTGTTATTAAATTGAAAGGCGATGATTTACCAAGACATAGGCATGCTCTCGGTGTATCTAAAGGTAAACAGGATAATGCCAATAACTGGGAGAATGTTAGACCTCAATCTTTCTTTAATAGAGAAACGGGTTTAAATGGAGACTTCGGTAGAGGGACTCCCACCAAGGGTATTCAAGATGGTGCTATTGTAGTAAGTTGGAATTTAATAGGGGAATCTTTCCTACAAGAGACTTCGGTAGATACCTTGACTATCGAAAAGTTACCACCGACTATTACTTTAAGATATATTCAAAAAATATCATAGGTCGTAATTAGTTGTTAATATAACTCATGTGTATTATTTGTATTGTCTAAGTAAACTCTTGTTTTGTTTTTGTTTTGCATAGTTTGTTTAGAGTAAACACTCGGAAAGGGACGTTGGGAAACGTCCCTTTTCTTTTGTGTTAATATCTAAGTTCTTCTTTAGCTCTATCTTCCCAATACTGTATATCCTGTCTAAGTTCAGAAATATATCTCATGGATTCATTAGTCTTAGGCATTTCGAAAAATTCTATGAGCATTATATTAGTAATCCTTGTACTATTTCCGAGTCTCTCTTTAATGAAGGGGGGAGGAGTAATTAATACTTCGAATAAAAGATAGGCATCCGGAGAAAGTTTATCTTTCATATAAGTATACATCATATCTATCATTTCGGATTTAGCTTTCTCTTCTTCACTATCATCTTCTAGTTCTTTGTCATTATCAAATAAATCATCCAGTTTAAAGAGGCTTTGATTATACTCTGCTTGTTCTCCGTATGCAGAACGAAGCAATTTATTCTTAAATGTACTCAAGGAAGCAAGAATCCTTGCTTTGAGATGTTCTTCAGTACATTCACCATAGTATTTATTAAAAACAAATAACATCTTGTCCCAGAAATAAGACTGAATTATATCTGGTGTAAGATTAAACCTTTTATAATCAATCTGTCTGGTAAGATTCCTAATCACTGGCTTACAGACTTTATAAAGTCTATTGAAAGTAGCTTCATCATATTCTTGCATAGGTTTTAATCGATGAAGCTCTGAGCCATTATTTCCTTTACTTTTTCCCATGTTTTTAAATATTCGTTATGCAAATATAAGTATTTTTTCTTATATAAAATAATAATATTAAATATTCGGGAGCTTAAGGTAGTGGATTAGTAGTTTCTAGTTAGTTGTCAACATACTCAGAACTATCTCGGTACTATCAAAATCTATTAGTTTATATAATATTGCAATATAGATATGAAGAAATTTAAAGACAACATCAAATTTAGTTTTACACCGGATTTCCAACTTGAGATACTCCGGTTTGTTTTAAGAGATAAGGAAGGAGGTCTAGTCCTAAAAAGGATTAAAGCTAATTACCTGGTTCTTATTGAGCATGCCCTTATATTTGAGGGTATATCAAAATACTTTAAGAAGCAAGGTAAGATGCCTTCAGAGAATGTATTAAAAGAAGTATTAAAAGAATTGCTAGAATCAAAGGCATATATTGATTTGGTAACTAAGGATGACATCCCTAATATCAATAAGTTAATAAGCAATTTATATCACATTCCCTTATCGGATGCAGATTATATCAAGGAAAAAATTTACCAGTTCTCTACCTATGTTGAAATGAAGAACCTGAATGACTCTTTTGATTTAGATAACTTCGAACAATATGAAGAGTATTCAAGGAAGATTGAAAAAGTACTTCAGAAAAGTAAACCAAAGAAAGAGGACGAACCTATATACATGATTCGAGATATTACAGAGAGACAGTTTAAAAGACAATCAGAACCCTCGGTAATACCATGTCCCTTTAGGCAATTAAATGACCTTACTAATGCAGGAGGTTATCCCGAACATTCTATTAATGTAATATTGGATAAACCTAAAGCAAAGAAAACTTTCTTCATGGTAAACCTTGCCCGAGGTTATCTTCGAATGAAGAAATCCGTATTATACGTAGATACCGAGAACGGTAAAGACCAAATCATGGACAGATTTATTCAATCTAGTATCAATAAAACCAAAAAGGAATTATACTCAGGTGAGTATGATAAACTTGAAGCTAAACATTTAAGAAAGCTTGCAAGATTTGGGGTTGAATTGGTGGTTGAGAGGGTACCTGCAATGATTACTAATACAACTTACATAAAAGAGAGGATAGTTCAATTGCGTAATCAAGGCATCGATATTAGAGTATTAATGGTAGATTATGCAGGTAAGCTTGCCTCAATAGCTGGAGACCGAGAGGATTTCGAAAGGATTTCTAATGTATATGTAGATTTGCAAAACTTGGCAGAAGAGTTACATCTTGATATCATATGGACTGCACATCATATTACTCGTGAAGGTAAGAAGCATAGACTTACTAGATATGATGAAAATGATATCTCTGGTTCAATTGCTATTGTTCGTAATGCTCAAGTTATTGTGGGTCTTAATTCTACCGAGCAAGAAGAAAAAGATAATATACTTCGAGTTGAGATGGTAGTACAAAGGGACGGTCTTTCTTCAGGTAGAGCCTTATTTAAATGTGATGTTGAAAGACAAAGATGTACAGAATTTACAAGAGAACAACGTAAACAATATGATGAGGTATATGGTAAAAAATTGGATGAACAATTTAAGAAGAGCACTAATCCAGATGCGGATTCTAAGAAAAGGGAAAGGACTACTGGAGACATTTAAATGTAAGCTTGGATATCATGAATGGGTAGCTGTTCATTGGTCTGAGTTTAAACAGAGACCTCGTAGGGCAATCTTTTCTAAGAAAGGTGGGAGAAGAAAAGCCCAGTATTATGAGAAACGATATGTAAAATATTACTGTATGAGATGTGGGAAGAAAAGATATGAAAACAAAGAAAATAGAAATAGTAAAAGATAGATGGTCTGATGGGGTAGTTTTAGAAATATCCCATAATGGTTGGCAAACCACTTGTATCAACGATTTAGATTTAGAGGATTTAAAGAAACTTCGAAGAGTAATTAGGAAAGCTATAAGAGAGTATGAAAATAACTAATCAGTTTAAATCTAGACTAAGGACATACTTCGTTAAACGGCTATCGGCATTTGATTATAAGCATGGCTGGATGCGTATACCAACTTGCCCATATTGCGGGAGAGAACAGAAGTTGGGGGTTAATCTTTCCATGTATCGAACTAATTGTTTTCGATGTAATGCTCATCCCTCTCCTGCTCAACTGATAATGGATATAGAGGGATTTACAGAATACCATGAACTAATTAACTTTTTGAACAATGGACAATTTGATGAACTACAGTTTAAGGAAGAGAAAATCGAACTTGCCGAGAGTAAGCCCCTGTATCTCCCTGAGGGATTTAGAAATATTTCGATTGGAGACAGCCAACTTGCAAAAAGTATTAGGGGATATATCAAGAAACGTGGCTTCAACCCCGACCAGTTTTCAAGATTTGGTATCGGCTATGGAACAATGGGCACGACTTACGGGTACCTTATCATCCCGTTCTATTATCAAGGACAACTTAAATATTACAATGCTCGGAACGTTATCGGAAAAGGTCCCAGGTATAATAATCCCGATAAAGATATCACAGGCCTTGGCAAACAATTTATCATCTTTAATCATGACGCATTGGAAATGTACCGGTCGGTATTCATTTGCGAGGGAGCACTTAATGCTCTCACAATGGGCGATAGAGGAATTGCCACAATGGGCAAAGCTATTAGTCAGTACCAAATCAATGAATTACTTAAATCCCAATGCGAAAGATATATTATACTCTTGGACCCAGACGCCAAGCAATATGCAATCAATCTGGCGCTCAAACTTGTTGCCTATAAAAAGGTCAAGGTGGTGTTTTTACCAGACGGAAAGGATTGCAACGATCTTGGGAAAAGGGAAGTCTTAAGGTTAGTATATAATACTCGGTACCAAAGTTATCAAGAATTGATTGCTATCAGAAACTCATTGAAATAGGGAGTTCCTATTATATTATAAATAATATATTTATGCGTGAACCATCTATCCATATAACTAAGTCTCAATTTGAGGAAATATTAAATACCTTAGAGGTAGACAATTTCCCAGTTGAGGCTTTTTTTGTTATTGCTCGAAAGGAGGCAATAAATCATAGAGCAGTCTTAGTTTCTAACAATAAGAATACTAAGCGAGTTAATAACCTATTACTAGCATCTAAAGGAGATGCTGCCCTCGTTGCTGATATTTTATATGCAACTCGTATAAAGTTAAAGCATCGGGGAGTTCGGAAAATAAATGAAAGTAATTCTCGAGAATGGGCAAATTGTAAAAAGCTTGCAGAGATATGTAATACCTTCTGTGAAGATTTTAAATTTGATACTCGTGAAGGTTTTATCAAGTATATAGAGACTGGATTAAAAAGGATGACTGATTATCGTAATGTTATGCAAAGGTTATTATCTATGCAAGAAAACATCACTAATCAAGTAGATGCTGAGATAGAGTTACAAAATTCAGATTTAAAACTTACCAAAGAGATACATGATTACTTTATAGGTAAGATTGCTAAGGCAACTGGTATATATGAATCTTATGAAAATCAACCAGAGAAGTATGTACACTTTGCAAAGGTTGGTGACTTCTTAAAAGAAGAAGGTTGGGATTATAAGACCTTCATCGATGCTCAGTTTGAATCTCTTGCATGGTGTAATGGTTTACCAGACATTGCACAGATGTATACTGATAAAGCAATTGAAAGATACAATAAGTATTTATATAAGAATAAGAATAAACAACTACTCGAAGATGAACCAATAGTAGAGGGAAGTCTTTGGGATAAAATCAAAGAGTAATATGAAAGGTTTACAATTTTTAGGAAACAGAGTGGAGGATGCAGCTAATGCTTTTATTGATGTCCTCAAGTATTCAGACCAGTCAGTAGATTATCCGGATTTTAAGGATATTGAACCCTGGCCTGATGAGATAGTTAATATGTTCTATGTAATTTGGAAGAATGCTAAATTCTCGGAACTAAGTGCAATCATTATGTATACTCAGCAGTCAACTAGATTTAAAGAGATTTCGGAATTGATGTTGGGTATTGGATTAGTAGAAATGAGACATTTTGATAAGATATCAGATTTCATACAATTGGCAGACCCCTATGAAGATTACTCTGTAATCAACATTAATCCTACAATTGAAATAGGTCCTACTTGGGAACAGGCTTTGAAGATTGCTTGGGATTCCGAAATAGAAACTATCGGACACTATAAAAAGATTCAAAAAGCCATTGCTCAATACAATGAACGCCCAGATTATGATGATGTGAATTATTTCCTTGAGAAATTGATTGCCGATGAAGAACATCACATTAAACTTCTTAAGGAAGTTTTGGGAGTAGATAAAGGTACTAAGGGAGTAACTGTAATCATTAAGTAATATGAGTCAAGTAGCAATTATATATAAAGAATCCCGAGATAATTATATCTCGGGCAATTCCTATACATGGTGTCCTTGTTGTGGTAACTGTTATATATTATCCGAAGAGGAAGTGGTAAATGCTATAGACAATGATCTATCAGTATATGCCGAATGTTCTTGTGGTAATTCATTTTACATAGAAACAGAAGATGAGCAAGATAATTATTCAGAATGGTAATATGTGTGAACTCGACTTACCTCTTAAGTTCGCACAGAAACTTTATAATGAGTTTGCCATTCGACACCCAAATGCTTTCTACTTACGTACAAGGCAAAGAGGTATGCAGAATTGGGATGGTAAGATTCACTACATCACCAAGACTGGTCAATTTAAAATAGGTTTGCTTCCTAAGGTATACGATATGTGTATTGAGATGGGAATTAAACCTAAAGTTGTAGATATGCGTCAACCTTTACCTAAAGTCAGTAAAGTTGTTACGAAGATAGGCAAATATAAATTAAGACCAGAACAGGAGAAAGCAGTCAAGGCTGTAATTAATAATACGATTGGAGGTAAACCCTTTCATATCGGAGTATTGGATTACACGGTTAATGCAGGTAAAACTCTTATTATGTCGTCTTTGTATTTATCCTATAAGAAGCAGTTGAAGACTTTGTTAATAACTAATGACTCGGATTGGTTAAACCAAGCTAGAGAAGAATTTAAGCAATATCTACCCGGAGAGGATATCACTTTTGTTCAAGGCAAAGTTTTAAACTGGAGTAACTTCACAATAGGTATGGTTCAATCTATCTCTCGTAATATGAGGTTCTATCAAAAAGAGTTATCTCAAATAGATATGGTACTTATAGATGAAGCTGACCAAGGGGGCAGTAGGCAATATCAGAATGTAATCACCCGGTTATTCAATACTCGTATTCGTATAGGGCTATCTGGTACCATCTATATGAGTAAGCTTGCTAAAGATAAAGTTAAGAATATGAATCTTGAATGTTTCTTTGGTAAGGTACTTGCCGAGTTTAAACTTAGGGATTCTATTAAGAAGGGTTATTCAACTAAAACTGTAGTAAAGATGGTACCAGGTAAACCCTGGTATGGGAATTGGGAATCCGATTGTATATCTTATAAAGAGATATATGATGATTCGATTACTAACAGTTATACTGCTTGGTTAATGGCATATTCCAGATTACGATGGAATATTAATCAAGGCAGATATCCTGCTCTCGTAGTTTGCAAGCATATTGCACATTGTGAAAATCTATATAAATTCTTTAAAAAGAAACTGGGCGATGCCTATAATATTGCCTATGTGCATGTTAATACCAAATCTAAATTAAGACAACAAATAATGAAAGATTTTAGGGACGGCAAAATTGATATCTTGGTATCAACTACAATCATTGCTCGGGGCAAAAACTTTCCTAAGCTAAGGTATTTGCTTAACGCAGCAAGTATGGATAGTCAAGAAAAATCTATTCAGTTCCTTGGTCGTTTGGTAAGAACCGATAAATCGAAAAAGAAAGTGTACCTTGATGACCTTCACTATCCTGGTAATTATTTAGATAGGCATGGAAAACATAGGAAGCAATATTATCAGAGACAAGAATTGAAAGTAATCTTATTAGACAAACTATGGAAGAAACATCCTAACCATAGCCTTATTCAGAGTTAACTAGAAGTACTATGAGTAATTACTTTTCTCCGTAGGAGGAAATAATTACATCCTAATAAGCATACGGGCATTATGAATAAAGATAAAATTATATGTATCAGGGAAGATACTGATGAACGATTAATACAACTACAATCGGAAGGATATAGAATAATACAAATATCCGCATCAGGTATCTACTGCTGGATATTATTAAGGAAACCAAATAACAATAAAAAATTTTATAATGAAACTGATAGACCGAATATTAAATTGGATGAACCCACCTGCCAGTAATCCCAAACATGTATTCAATTGCAGGGATTTGGCATGGGTAACCCCTATTAAACCCTGGAGATATACCCCGGATGTTTATACCCATTCATTTAGTTTATATTGGGGATCCGGATTAGAGATCAAATTACAACAAGATACTACTGATCCAGAATCTTGCCCAGAATTATCTAAACTCAGGGAACTATTTATTAATAACATTGGTTATTCATATGTAACCCTAGATGATATTACTAACATATACATTTATAAAGAAAAATGAGATGGCAAAGAAAAAGAAACAACTTCCTGATTTATCAAAACATGATGTACTTACACCAATAGATGTTAGTCAATTGGGTACTAACGGAGATCCATGCTTTGGTATTGGGTATGATTTATCCACTAAAGAATGTAAATTATGCGGAGACTCAGAACTATGTGCGTTCAAGATGTCCCAGAACTTGAACATTACAAGGAAAGAATTAGAACAGAAGAATCAATACAAAGATTTGGATGTATTAGAAGACACGGTTGGTATCAAGAAATACATCCGAGGCTTGATTCGGAAAGAGAAAGACAGAAAAGAAATTATCTCAAAGACAGTTGAGAAATTCGAAGTACCTAAGAAACGTATTAGAGAACTTTATAGAGAATGCAATGGGAAAGGTCAGTAAGTTAAGAATGATATGGGCAATGTTTAAGTTATATCTTAACAACCCAAATTATTATGTACGGCAAGATGATGTTCTTGCTGATTTGTTTATGCAGGGTGAATACGACGTAGAAAGATTCTGTCATTCACTCGGAGTAACTCCTCAACAAGGATTAACCTATGGTCAATTATTAAAACAATGTAATATAATATGAACAGATTTAGATTTATCAAAGTACGGGAGGTAATATCTCCCAACAGAGCAAACCCAAATGATGCTGGGTTAGATTTTTATGTACCAACAGATTTATATCCAGAGCATATTCATTCTAAAAATGAATTCGACTCAGAAGGTTATGATTTAGATGTTCCTTTTGGTGAAGCCTTTGTAAGGCATATAGCTTTAAAACCTGGACATCGTATACTTATCCCATCTGGTATTAGGGGATTGCTTGAACCACCTGCCTCTATGTTAATGGCTGCTAATAAGTCCGGTATAGCTACTAAGCAAGGTTTACTCTTTACAGCTGAGATAGTAGATTCTCCCTATGTAGGAGAGATACATATAGGAGTATATAATGCTTCTGATAAGGCTCAAGTTATCGAATGTGGCAAGAAGCTTGTACAGTTCATACATGTTCCTATCTACATCACAGAGCCAGAAGAGATTCAACAAGAGGAATTCTATACTGAGTCTCAAATGTGGGGAAGTAGAGGAGATAAGGGATTTGGTTCATCTCAAAATCACTAATTATGGATATAAGAAATATAAGTGAACCAGTACCTAAAGTAGAAACTAATTGGGTACTATCAAAGATGTATGAATTGGGGTTAGAACAATTGCAGGGATATAGGCAAATAGAGCAGTTACCTGATTATCCATTTGATATCAATAATGCAAAGAACCAGGTAATACTCAAGGACTTTATAGGTAGGGTAATTGAAGAACTTACCGAGGGTTTTGAATCTACCGAAGAAGTATTTGAATTATGTCAGAAGAATGGATGGAATATGGAGATGCTCAACGAAGAAGAACATCAATCCATACTGAATTCTCTTGCTAATGCAAATGAAGAACAAGCAGATGCTTTAGGCTTTTTCTTTACTCTTCTAGCATATTCAAATATACTTCCTGAAGATATTCTTAGCTATAATAAGGCAAAGAATTTATTTGATGTGATGGCTATGGGTGTTAAAGAGTTAGTGGTAAAATATTCCGACTACCAGAATTTATTGAAATTCGATATTATTTGTGAAGAGGATTTTTTTGATGAAGATGGTAAATGGGAACAAATCATCTCTTACATTCCTGGTTTTCATAAGATGAATGAGTTATCACATGAGGCAGAGAAGTTATACTTATGGGAAGTGATATATGAATTGAACAAGGCAAGGAATTTCCTTAAGTCTAGACCTTGGAAACAAACCCAAGTAATGACTAAAGAGATAGACTTCCAGGAATCACTGGTAAAAGCTTTCTACCTATATATGGGATTCCTTGCATTGAATGGGTTCACAGACCAAGGGTTATTCAGTTTATTCTTTAAAAAACAGCGTCTCAATAGATGGAGGCAACAAACTAATTATTAACATGTCAGGATGGAACCATAAATTAGAGGGACTTCAACTTAATCCGGAGGAGTCCCTCCATTCGTTAGAATTTGCTACCTCACAAGAAGCATGGGAAAAACTCAATGAGGGATTCCTAAGATTAGAGCCTGCTTTATTTGCAAAGGGGGCTATTGCCAATAGTGGGGTAGCAGTAGTGTATAACGTATTCATAAAGATACGCAATGCCTGGGTAGACCCAGAATTTGATTATGGGAGATGTTTCAATTATAAAGAAACTAAGTGGACTAGCTTATTGAATAACTACATAGACTTTAATAAGCTTGACTTGTTGCGTAGTAAACTGAGAGTACTGAGAAATAAGTACAATCAGAATTACAATATAACCTATATGTTTAACAATCACCATGATAACGGAAAGCAATGTCTAATAGCAGCGACTTTTTCAAAACGATTTGGGGAGGACATCCCAGTTATTACAATGGTAGTTCGGGCTTCGGAGATTACCAAGAGGTTAATATTCGATTTCCTATTAATTCAACGAATGTCAGAGTACGTATATGGTCCGGATCAGTCAGTACAAATCAACCTATTCGCGACTCAAATGTACGGAAATGTGGAGACACTTCTAATGTATCATACCCATAAGCCATTGAAGAAGGTACTTAAGGGGGCAGAAGAGAATGCTTGGAATAAGAGAATAAAAGAGATATGGAAGAAATTCCAAAAGGGTACAGAGAAGGAATTCTCTTCATTCAAGGTATTCTTTAGAAGTTTTAAAGTGCTAAGACCAGATTTATATGAAGAAACATATAAATCAATGAAAGCAAAAGAATTACTTCTTGAATACGAAGATATTGAATATCCCGAGAATGTAATTTCTTACTCTCAACGTAAAGCCTATAAGAAGAAACTTTTAAAACAAAAGAACAACAATGGAAGCTAGGGAATTTTTAAATCAGAAGCGGATAGGATTAGTAAACAAATTCTATTACCAAGTTTTAGAGATTAAAAAGAACGGTGCAGAACCAGATATACCCTTGTTAATGAAAGAGGTAGAGGATTTTGATGATTTTGTATTTCGTTACTGGCATATGACCTGGGTTAATTCTACAATGTCATACAGTTAAATATTTATATAATATGAGGATATATTCTAACAGTTTTGAGTTAATGTCCGAAATGGGCAGAGAACTCAATAGTTATGGTCAACTTGTAAAACCAAAGACCTATCAAAATAAAGTCATTGAAGGTAATGAGGATTTTATTACTAAAGAACTCATTTGCCAACAATATTGCTTAACTTCATTGGGAGACCCGGTATGGTTATTCGTATTCTCTCATTCAAGGGAATGGGCAGATGCAGAGTTCCAAGAAAGAATATCCCCTAATGATATAAATCCAGGAGAAGCTTGGAAATTAAGAAAAGATTTATGGGAACAATTCCTTGATAAAAATGGTATGTTCGATTACACATACAATGAGAGAATGGGTGAAGTATTAATAAAAGATTTAGTTCGTCTTTTAAAGAGAGACCCAGATACAAGAAAAGCAATTATACCAATATTTGAGCATGATGATACCTTATACTATGGTGGTAGACAACGTATTCCATGTTCTATGTATTATGATTTCCTTATCCGTCAGAATGGTAAAGGAGAGAAGGTATTACATATTTGCTATCACCAAAGAAGTTCGGATTTTGTTACTCACTTTGGTAATGATGTATACCTTGCATGGAGACTTATGAAATACGTAGCTAACGAGGTTGGAGTTAAACCCGGTTATCTGTATCATACTATTGATTCCCTCCATGCTTATAAGAAAGATTGGTTAGCATTAGCATCTAATCTGGAAGACTTACAAGAGAAATACTAATAATGAGGGATGTATCTACTATAGGTGGGTATGTCCCTTTTTCTATTTTAAAATATGGAAACACGGTATCATATTATAAAGAACAAGAAAGAGCTTAAGAAACTTATTGCTTGTTGTAAAGCTACGGGTTATGCTTGCTGTGACTATGAAACGAATGCAGAACCTATTTATAATAAGAGTTTTAAACCTACAATTCTCTCTGTATCTTGGATGCCTGGGTTTGGTGCTTCCATCCCTTTAGACCATTTCGAAACAAAAGCTTATACTTCACCAGGTTGGAATTGGAAAAAGATGTTAAGGAAATTTGGGGAAGAAGTAATTGAGAATTATGAGATAACTAAGGTTGCATGGAACTGGAAATTTGACGACCAGGTAAACCAGAAGTATCATATATTCTACAGAGGTACATGTTTAGATGGGATGCTTGCTAAATATGTTCTCAACGAGGAAAAACCTCATGACTTAAAGTTAATGGTAAGAAGGTATTTACCAGAGTATGGTAATTATGAAAAGCAAGATGCCTTTGATAAGATACCATGGGATAAAAAGGAATTAGACCCACTTTGCCATTACGGTTGTCAAGATACGGATTATACTCTTAGGTTAATGTTATTCTTTGAAAAGAAGTTGATTGATTTGGGTATGTATTCGGTATTCCGTAATTTATTTATGTGTAATTCACGAGTACTCACCTCAGTAGAGAAAGAGGGATTATATCTAGATACTGAGTTCAATAAAAAGCTTCTGGAAGAATATAAACCAAAAATAGATGCTGCTAGACAAGCAATATATGACTTGCCAAGAGTAAAAAAATTCGAAAAGAAGTACAACCAAGAAAAGATTGATAAGTATATTCAATCTATCGAAGCTGAACTTGAGGAGTTAGATTATAATGACCCAAAAGACAAACGAAAGATTGCATTAAGGGAACAGAAAATATCGAATATCAAGGCAGGTATATTTACAACTAAAAAGGAACAGGAATTAATAAGACCCATTAACCTTGGTAGCCCAGTTGATTTGCCTAAGCTAATGTATTCAGAGGATGGATTCCATTTCGATGTAATTAAAGATAATGATTCTGGTAAACCAAGTACAGATGAAGAAACCCTAACTAACTTAAGGTTAACAGTTAAAAAACCCGATTCACCAAAGGCAATATTCTTGGATAAACTTCTCGAACTAAGAGGGTTAGAGAAAATGTATAAGACTTATATTTATGGGTGGTGGGAAAAGGTACAAGATGATTCTCGATTACATGGTAGATATAACATACATGGTACTGACTCTAATAGGTTTAGTTCTGCAGACCCAAATATGCAGCAGATCCCAAAGACAACAGTAGACCCAAATATTAAGAAACAATTGGTAGCTCCTCCAGGTTATCTATATATGGCATTCGACTACTCACAGGCAGAGTTAAGAATGATGGCTCATTTATCAGGTGATGAAACTTATCTGGAAGCATTTGCAAAGGGCGTAGACCCTCACCTTGGTATAGCAGCAGCAAAATATGGGGTTCCAATTGAGGAAGCCAGTAAAATATACGAAGACGAAAGTCACCCTGACCATAAGCTTTGGAAGACTAGAAGAAAACAAGCTAAGCAAATTGCATTTGGGCTTATCTATGGAATTGGAGATGCTTTGCTAGCAGTAAAATTATCAGACCCAAAAGCTGGTATTATAGTTACTAAAGAGGAAGCTCGTAAGGAGATGGATGAGTTCTTTAAGAAACACCCAAAGATACTTAAGTTCAAAGAGAAACAAGAGAAATTCCTTCGTAAGCATGGATATTATACCCAGTTATTTGGTACTAAGAGAAGATTACCCCAAATATACTCAAATGATAAACAAGAAGTTGCTTATGCCATCCGTTTGGGACTTAATTTCCCATGTCAAGGTGCTGCAGCAAATATGACTAATTTTGGAGCTATCCTTGTTTATTGGTTAATGAGACAAGGTAAATTACCCATGATGAAAGAAGCTTGTACAGTTCATGATGCTGTATATATGTATTCTAAACCGAAGGATATAAATACATGGACAGTATATACAATTTGGAATATACTACGTAACCCAAGTACTAAGAAATACTTTGGTTTCCAAGTTGATGATGTAACTCTATCAATGGATTTTACAATAGGTAGGTCTATGGCAGAAGAATTACCGTTTATGCCAGGCTATGATTATACTAGAATGTTAAAACCAGACTTTTCAGTAGAAGAGTACATGGAAGAATATCATAAGTTTAAAACCCATAAGATTGGTAATTTTAGTGCAGCTTCCCCCGAGGTATTTATGGAACTATATAAAAAGGAAATCCATAAATATCAACGAGAATATGAAGAATCGAGAAAAGGGTAATATACCAGGATTTAGTAATTACTACATATCCCGTACTGGGAAGTTATATTCGAAATTTACTGGTAATTGGAGATTGGTAAAACCTGCTATGAAAGATAATGGTTATTTATCTAACTCTTTAGTAGGAGATGATGGTAAACGGAAGAATTTCTATAGACATAGGTTAGTGGCTTCCACTTATATACCTAACCCAAACCATTATCCTCAAGTATGCCATAAAGATAATGACCCTGAAAATAATAGAGTAAGTAATCTATATTGGGGAACTGCTAAGATGAACATGGGTCAATGTATAGAAGATAAAAGGTTCTATTTTGTTGGCAAAGAACGAGAACGTAAGGTAAATGTAGAATTATTAATTTCTAGGTACATAGAAGGTATACCAAGAAAGGATATACTAGAAGAATTTGGTATCTCAGTTGGTGTATTGTATAAAATATTACGGTATAATAACATAAAACTAAGAAAATGAAAAAGATTTTGAACGGACCCACGATATGGCGAGCTAAATGCCCAGTATGTGATTGCGAATTTGAATACGATGCTTGTGAAATACGTAGTGAATTTTTAGAATCTCCTACGGATTATGAGATTATACGAGTAGTAGAATGCCCAAGCTGTAAATTTAAGATAAATCATAAAGAAAATCCAAAATCACCTACAGAAGTGAAGAAAGAGGATACTATGTCCACATAAATAAAATAAATTTATGAAACCATGGCAACAAATGAGGAATATCAAAATGCGAGTAAATTAACTGCCCTTACCTATATGATTGCAGGATGTTTGGGTTATTCTATTGAGAATCTGTTTAAATACCTGGATGCTACGAATTTAAAGGTAAGTGGACAAGAAAAGATGTTATTCAATAGAGTAAAGACCCAATTACATCAATTACAGACTAACCTTACTACATTAGAGGATATGGCTTTTAAAGTAATGGCCACTGATGAGGATGGGAAACTTGCTTATGAAGATGCTACTCATATTTATTGGGCAGCTTTCTTAGTATTATTAGATAGAGGGGGAACTGATAACTTATGCGACTTACGATTAAGAGCTTTAGTAGATAAGATTAGTCCCTATAAATCTCTTCTTAGATTGCCTGGTATGAGTTTAGCTTATCAAATGGCTTTTGCTCAAGTATCTAATGCTATAAGTAAAGGAGAATTTAGTAAGGAAGACTTTAAAAACCTATTAGAAGTTTATGAAGACGGAGCTAAAAAAACTAAAGGTTAAATTTGAGGGTAGGACCCTAGAAATCGATATTCAAAAAGAATTGTCTATCAATGAGAATATCATTAATTCTCAGCTACGAGAATCTCCTTCTAGTTATTATATTCTTTGTTCTCTTAGAGATAAGTATATAAAGGAAAGAGATTTACTAGCAAGGGAAAAGGATGAAGCCTATTCCAATGCTTGGGTATATTATAAGGATGCCAATGAAAGGTGGAATAACGAATATGTTTCTCATAAGGCAAATCTTAACAAGAAGTATTCTTCCATTTATGAGAGATACTTAAAAGCTGTAGAAAAAGCAAATAAGTTCATAGCTATATGTAAAGCTTATGAGAGTCGGGAGAATATATTAAGAACTATTAATGCGAATCTAAGAAGGGGTTAACCCATTGAACTAACCCATTGAACTATAAATAATTACTAACTTTTAAAAACAGTATTAGAATATGAATTATTCAATGACATTTATCTCACCTCTTGTGGCTGAGAAATTTAATCAAGAATTACCTGGATGCCCTACAGAAAACCGGGTACTTATTTTATCTCCAAAGGAGGTAAACCAAACTAAATCAGGTTTGATTATCCCTGAACAAGTAAAAGAGGGAGTTCCTCGTAAAGGAGTCGTAGTAAAGAGTGGGGAGATTACAGAAGAATATAAAACCTATCGGGAATTGGTGGGCATAGGTAGGATAGTTACCTATGGTTTGTATGCGGGTAAAGAACTTGAATTCGAAACAGATAAATTATCTCCTGCTCTTCAAAAGATCTTAGAGAAAAACGTTCTTACCGTATTGAGTATGAATGAGGTAGTCTATTCAGAACCGAACAATCAAAATTAATAATTATGATAAAAGATAAGAAGAAAAAGAAAGTTTCATCAGAGGGACTTTCTACAAAAGAAAAGATGCTAGCTAGAAAGAAACAGCTAGAATCTAAGGGAAATGGTAGTGGGTTAGTATATCCAAAAGAAGGAACCTTGAGAATGAGAATTAAGTCTCCTGGTGATGACCAAGAATTGGGTATCGAAATTATTCAATTCTACCTGGGAGGCAATTTGGGAGGAGTTATATCTCCGGCTACTTTTGATGAACCTTGCCCATTTATGGAGAAGTATCAAGAATTGAAAAACTCTAAGGATGAAGACGACAAGGAACTTGCCAAGAATCTGGTACCAAGAAGAAGATATGTAATAGGCGGTATAGTTTATTCCGATGAAAAGGGTAGCAAAGTTGATTATGAAGGTAAGGATAAGGGAGTTTTAGTTCCCCGTTCAGTATATCAGGATATTATTGACCTTTACCTTGATGAAGATGAGGCTGGTGATATGACAGACCCAAAAACCGGCTATGATATTAAAGTAATCCGTTCAGGGTCTGGTAAATTAGATACTACTTATTCTGCTCGTGCTTGCAAGCCAACTAAGTTGGACAAGAAATACCAAGGTACAATTGACCTTGAGGGTATAGTTCGTTCTCAAATCAAACCCTATGATGAGTTGGAAGATTTACTTTCACAGTATCTAAATGAGGATCATGGAGATGATGATGAGGACGATAAGCCAAAAAAGAAAAAGAAAAAGGGAGTTCACAAAGACCATTACATGGAAGATGATGAACCCAAGAAAAAGAAAAGAAAATACAAATCAGATATTTAAGGGTTAGTAATAATATGGTTTCATTCGAAGGTGATAATTAGATTCGTTCGGTTATCACCTTCTTTAGTTTAAATACATTACATTATGGCAAAGAAATCGAAAGTGGGTTTGAAGGTACCAACAAAAAATGAGATATTAAAGAAATATGGGGGCATGATGAGATTGGCTTCAGAAACCGTAGAATCAAATCTATGGTTGCCATCAACCTTCTTTGCTCTCAACTATACCTTTGGTGGTGGTATACCATTCGGTAAAATTTTAGAAGTAGCTGGAGAAGAATCATCTGGTAAATCTCTTATTGCCTATAACTTTGCATATACTTGTCAACAACTCGGAGGACATGTCATATGGGTAGATGCCGAACAATCTTGGATGAACTCTTGGGCAGAAATTAATGGAGTAGATCCAGAAAGAGTTACAGTATTAAATGATACTCGTATAGAATATATTTCTGATGCTGTAGCAGACTTAGCAATCTATCTTCGTTCCCAATTAACTAATAACGAACCGATTCTCTTAGTGATAGATTCTATTGCTGCTATGGATTGTGCAGATAACATAGATTCTAAAATGGTAGAGGGTAAGGCTGAAATGGGAGGTAGAGCAAAAGCTCTTTACAAATACTTCCGTATCAGAAGTGAATTATTCTATAGATTAGGAGTTACACAGATTTACATTAACCAATTAAGAACTGCTTTAAATGTCGGATTCGGAAAGGATAACACAACTACTACAGGAGGTGCAGCACTTAAGTTCTACGCTTCAATCAGAGCTGCCTTTTACTCAGGCAGGTCTATCACTGTTAAACAGAAAGGTAAAGAACGGAAAGCTGGTAAATTGGTCACAATCCGACTTATTAAAAATAAGGTTGCTCCTCCAAGACCTACAATCAGTAAGTGCCCGGTTTACTTCAATCCTAAGTTCCATGAAGTAGGTTTTGATAGATGCTATGCTCTTGAGGATGTATTGGTAGAAAATGATATCATAGAAAAATCTTCAGGTGGAGTATATAAGTTCAAAGGAAAAACTCTTGCAAGAGGGGAAGAGAAATTCCAAAAGCTTTTGGAAGAGGATGATGAACTTCGTCGTAAACTATTAAAGAAGGCCGAGATAAATACTATCGGTACAACTAGAAAGAAGATAGTAGCATTGACTACTAATTTATATCCAGTAGATGGAGTAGAATATGAATCATTTAACGAATCGGAAGACGAAGAGGAGGTAGAAGATGAATAAAAAGGAGGTAGATGGTATAGAGAAAGTAATTAAAGAATACCTTAAAAAGAATTTGAGAATTGAACCAAGAGTTAGATACTTAGATGCTTATAGTTCTGCCGAGAATTATCTTGATATCTATCTTGGTGACGAAAAGATTCAAGAAGTTTCACTTTATGAATTCGATTTTAGAGTATGAGTAAGAAAACAATATTATTGATTGATGGAGAAAATATCCTCCATCAATCCTTCCATAAGTTCGAAAAACTTAAATCTACTGATGGAAAACTCAGTGGGGCAATATTTGGATTTTTTAAATCCCTGCATATGTATCTTACGAGGTTTGAACCAGATGGGGTTTATATTTCATTCGATAATGGTTATTCACCAGTAAGGACGAAGTTATTGCCCAATTACAAGGGGCATCGAAAAAATATATCAATAGATTATGAGTCATTGCAAAAGCAAAAGGCAATCATAATGAAAATGCTGGGTATGCTAAGAATTAATTATATCTTCGATAAAAAGAAATCTACAGTATATGAAGGAGATGACTTCTTAGCATATCTTGCAATTAAAAAATTCCAATCCGAGAAAATGATACTTATATCATCGGATAAAGACTTTAATCAGTTGCTATCAAATAACCTGAGGATATATAATCCCAGAAAAGATGAGATGATAAGGATGGATAATTGCAAAGAATTATTCGGATATCATTCTCATGAGACAGTAGAATATTTAGCAATGGTTGGAGATACTTCCGATGATATATCTGGGTTTCCTGGTATAGGTCCAGTAAAGGCAAGGAAAATACTCGATGAAGGTAGGATTGAGAAATTCATTGCTCAGAGTAAGAACAAAGAATATCTTCAAATATGGAAAAGGAATGAGCAATTGATTGACCTCTTCTGGTTTGTAAGACATAATCCATTGGATAAGTTACCAATTAAGTCAAAGAAGAAGTTTAAGTATGAGAAATTCAAAGAGCTTTGTATCGAATACTCTTTAGCATCATTTTTGACAAATGAATTTATAAAACCATTTAAAGCATTACATCATGAGTAAGAGAATTATGTTTGTGGGTCCCTCTGGTATAGGGAAAACTACTTTAGCTAAGTATGTAGCTAAGAGAGAAGATCTACCTTTTATTTCTGGTAGTATGTCAGATTTATTACCTGCTACTGAAGGGGTATCACATAATGAAATATTATCCCTCGGTTCGGAGGCAATGTATAAAGCAGATTTTCAACTTCTGAACAAAAGGAATAGGTTATTCAAGGATAGAGAATACTTTGTAACTGATAGGAGTTATGCAGATTTGGCTGCTTATTTTTGGTATAAGCAATCAAGAACTTTACCAGAATGTGAAATGGAACATTTTTTCTGTCAATGTAAGACTTTAATGGAAGATCAATGTGATGTAGCAATCTTCTTACCATTAAATCTAGATACTTATAAGCATTGGTCAATGGAAGATAATGGTAAGAGAATACTTAACAGATTCTTCCAAGTTCAGATATCATCTCTTATGGGGGAATTGCTTGCAAATTGGGAAATACCCACTATTTGTATATCTGAGCTCGATTTAGGTATGAGAACGGGACAAATCAATTACCATTTAGATAGGATATGGGGAAAGAAGTAATAGCAATAGCCTTTTCAGATTTGCATATTAATCTCTGGGCTAAGTTCAATGAGAATAATCACAGGACCCTGAATAGTTTCAGGGTTTTGTCGATTATACAAAAACAATGTAGGAAGTATAATTGCCCAGCTTTATTCTGTGGGGACTTATTTCATAAGCCCGAGAATATGGACCAAGAACTTGATGAGATATGCTATAAAGAATTTAATAAGTACAATGATTATGACCCTCTATGGGTATACGCTATTTCAGGGAATCATGACATCAAGAAGGTAAGTAAAGCTGGTACACCTCCCTATAGCTGGCTTTATAGAGTAGAAAGGTATGGGATTTATATATTAGATTATGGGTCTGCTATCTTATCTTCTAATCATAAGGATATAAAAGTATATGGTGTACCTTATATTGATAATAATGTCGGTCTGAGTGAATATTTAAAGAGTATCGAATTAGATAAGAGTCTTAAGAATATACTTTTACTACACACGGATTATCCAGGAGCAAAGGACACCGATGGTAGGGAAATAGATTCTGTAGAGAATCTTAATGTTAACCTTCTCAATAAGTTCGATTTAGTATTATGTGGACATATTCATAAACCTCAAAGACTTTCGAAAAAGGTCTATATGATTGGGGCAACTAACCATCAAAGAAGAACCGATAGAGATTGCGAATTGGGTTATTGGAAAATATATGAGGACCTATCAATGAAGTTCATCCCTTTAAGGGAATTCCCGAAATTCATTGATGTAGAATCTGAGGAAGATATTAAAGATGATGGCAATTATTATACTGTGATTCCCAAGAAAACTAGTACTCCCGTTAATAACAAACATAAGATTACTAAGCAACTTTCTAAGAAGTCACTAGCAAAGAGGTACTTAAAAGAGAAAGGTATCAATGATAGGGTTAAATCGAACCTATTAATAGAAACACTTAAAAAGGTAGAGTCATGCTAAGTTTTATGAATATGGATGTAGTGGGTTTTTGTTCAATAGAAACCCTGCATCTACAACTAAATCCAACTTGTACCATCCTTATCAAGGCACCAAATGGGAAAGGGAAATCAACTATTCTATCGGCATTAGTATGGGCAATATATGGGAAAAATCTAAAGGGTGTATCTGATGTAAATACCTGGAAGGAAGTAAGACCCAAAGATTACAAAGGGACTATGGTCCAGGTATTCTTCCAAAAAGATACCCATACTTATAAGATTATCCGATGCCAAAAATACGAAGAAGTACTTGAGGATGGGGCAAAGGGCAAAGACCGATTAGTATTCATCAAAGATGGTGATATAATTGATATCAAAGGTAAGGGTAAGATACAAGATGCCCTAAACCGAGAGATAGGTTTATCATATACTCTGTTTATGAATTCTATAATGTTTGGTCAGGGTATCAAACGATTAATACAAGAATCTAATTCTGATAAGAAAAAGATATTCGAAGAAGTATTTGATTTAGAATTCTTAAACCTTGCCAAAGGCATTGCATTACAAGATAAAAACAACATAGTGGCCCAGATAAATGAGGTAGAGCATCAATCTCAATTATTAAAGAAAGAACTAGAGGCAAACAGGGAGGCTTACTTCGACTTAAGAGATAGAGAGAAGTCTTTTAAGAAGAAGAACAGAGAAGAAAGGAAATCCTTGAAGCAAGATAGAGAGAAGCTAGCTGAGTTACTGATACAAAAACAGAAACAAATTAAAGATGAGGTAGATGCTTCTATAAAGATTAAGATTAAAAATCAGAACAAATTAATCTCTGATATCAGGGGTAAATTGAATAATGCTAAGAAGATATCCAATGTATCTCTCAAAGAGGTCATTAAGGAATTAGTAATACAGTTAGAAGGAGGTAACTACAAACGTGCATTACGAGATGCTAAATCAATATATAATGCGTTCTCTGATATTGAAAAATATGAGAAGAAATACTCAAAAGCCCAAGATAGGTTGGAAGAATTAGAGAACGTGGATGAACGATATAAGAAATTGAAATCTGATTGTGATGATATTGCTGATGACCTTGCTTCTATTGACGAAGATTTGGCCAAGCTCAAACAGGAAAAGCTTAAGGTCATGTCTCCCAAGTATAAACAGAAGCTTAAAGAGATTAGGAAAAACTTACGGAAAGTTGATGAGGATTTTCATAACAAAGAATTAGAGTTAGAGAATTATAATTGGTTAATTAATGACCCTCTTGGTAATAATGGGATTAAGGCCTATCTCTTCGATTCATCTCTTGAATTCCTTAATAGAACTCTGGACAAGTATTCAGAGGTACTTGGGTTTAGAATAGAGTTCAATATAGACCTGGGAACTGCAAGAAAAGATTTTGTTACTCTAATAGAAAGGGATGGGATGATTATGGATTATGATGAACTTTCGGGAGGTGAAAAACAATTATGTAATGTAGCAATGGCTTTTGCCATGAATGAATCTCTCACAGCATCTAAAGGTATTAATATTGCATTCCTTGATGAGGTATTCGAATCTTTAAGTTCAGATAACGTAGAAGTAGTTACATCATTGATACGTCACATATTCAAAGAGAAAACTTTATTCTTGATAACCCACTTGGATTCACTTCCTCTCGGTAATACCAAAATCCTGCAAGTGGAAAAGACCCAAGGCCTGAGTAAGTACCAATTACTATAATGGTATATAAAATACAATACACCATTATATCATGAACTCTAAGAATAAAGGAAATCGATTCGAAAGAAAGATAGGGGCTTGGTTTACGAAATGGACCGGGTACAAATTTGAAAGAAACAGAGCCGGGAGTGGAGCTTGGCATTCAAACAAGGACTCCACTTCTGATTTAACCTGTACTGATGAAAGGCATGCTCATAGATGTAAGATATCTATTGAATGCAAGAATTATAAAGAGATTAAATTTGAACATCTACTCTTAGGTAATAAGGGATGCGATATATTGAAATTTTGGGAACAAGCTTCTAAGGATGCAAAAAGAGCAAATAAAGTTCCCATACTCTGTATGAGATATAATTCAATGCCCTCAGAAGAATTTTTCTTTGTAGTTGGAAAGGGTCTATCTTCCGTATTCTATAAACCACTATTCGATAAAGCCAATATTATGGTAATCGATGTACCAAAGATAGATGAGATTCTTTATGTATTCATGGCTAGTGATATACTGAAGAATGTAAACTATAAGTTAGTACATAAACAAGCTAAGTTAATTCTTAAAAATCGGTAACTCATGAAGAAGCATACCCCATACTCATATTGTATATTTTACCTTGAAAGGAAGTACTGTGATAAAATCAATAAAGAACTTAAAGAAAAGGGGTATGACCAAATCAAGGCAATTATTCCTATGGTAAACGTATTAAGAAAAACCACAAAGGGTAAGATGATATTTGAAGAAGTACCAGTATTATTCAATTATGGTTTTATGAGAATGCCAACTAAATTAGCATTCTCAAGGCCTTTTCTTAATAAGTTACGTAGGAATATATCTGGTATCAGAACTTGGTTACGTAATACTGAGACAATGCACCCAAGAAAGAAAAAGGTAAGAATTGACAATGCTGAAGACTTTGATGATTTTTCTTTAGTGGCTACTTGTAGTAGAAAAGAAGTAAGGCGATTTAAACGTATTGCTAGAGAGAACAAGAAGTTTTCGGTAGATGATTTAGTCAATGTAAAACCGGGAGATTACTTAGTATTACGAGGTTATCCCTATGAGGGAGTAGATGCTACAGTATTAGAGGTTGACCATCTTTGTAAAAGAGTAAAAGTCCTTATATACCCAGAAATGGGAAGGATGGAAGTATGGTTACCCTTTGACAACGTTATCTATAGTGTATATTTAAACCATGACCCAGATAAGCTTTATGCTAATTCTGGTGAATATGACCCCAATCAGATAACCAATGAAGCAATTGATAGTATAATGAGATATAGAAGAATTTAATGTTATGAACGAAGCTCAACAAAAAGCCTGGAGTTGTTTAATTGATAAAGAACAACAGTCATTATTCCTTCAATTATCCGAAAGTAAATCTTCATGGGAAGCTGGTGAAATTTTAAAGTTATCTCATTACAAGTATCTTGAAATCCGAGAACGGTCAGAAAAATTCTTTAGGCTATTCTCGGATTTTTTTGAGAAACACACTTCTATCTTTCGACCAGATTGTCCCTGTGAGAGAAACTTCCAAGATTATATGGAGGGATGTTTAGAGAAAAGATTAAAGAGAAAAGATGCCAGTATATATACTGGGGACTCTACTCAATTACTCCCAAAAGTAAACTCTAAGAATATAGAGAGGAATATGAGGAGGTTAAAAGAGTCTGACGATGAATGGGATATAGATACTCTAAGATTAATTCTTGAATTTGATAGGTGGAATAACTTTAGAATACTACCCAGGATGCTACAACAGCCTTCTGCATTTAAAAGGAGGTCGAATAAAAAGGATAAGATATACATAAAATATCTCCTTAATAGAATACCCGACTGGATGCACACTAAACTTAAAGAGAGGTTTAGATATAAAGTGAAACCAGGTAAAAAGAAATATTGGGTAGCTCTAATATCTGAGGACTTATATACTGATGGTTATCTACTATTACCTGTGAGGCCACTAGAAGAAGTAGTCAGTGAGTTTAGTAGATTTTATATGTATGTATTTGAAACTAAAGATGATGCTGATACTTTTGGTTTCATGGTATCTAAGTTTATGATTAAAACTGGTACAGTAAAGCTAGGGCAAAAATTCTGGCCAGAGTACAGATGCTGTGTGGAAAGAGCAGTAAACTATAATCAAGTGAACAACATAGAATTCAATATAAAGAAATTAGACATGGCATATAATATCCATACACACAGAAAACCGAAGAAACCTAAATCTACTGCCGTAGAACGGGCAAAAACCTCGGATTTTTATAAAAAGAAATAGAAATATAGTATATAATTCAAATATTATATTTATATTTGCAAGTGAATTAATGAATACTTTAAAATATTAAATATATGGCAAAAAAGAGTAGAAAAGACCTGAAAGCTCCCTCCAAAGAGAAATCGAATTTCCTTGGTGCATCAGGGAGAAACATGACTTACAAGGATCTAAAGAGAAAGGCTATCATACTTGGTATGCCTTTTCCTGATGCTTGCTCTGCTGGAGTATTTGATCTACTTCATTTTATAAATGTTTCAGAAGAAAAACCAGACAGATCCTTAATAGATAAATATGATGATTGGATGGATAAGCAATTAGAGAATATTGGTTATTCAAAGGATGATCCACTAAGGAATTCTCGATTAAGGCTTGGGTTTCTTGGAGAAGAGGGGGAAAATGGGCAAAGAAGAACAAAACGGGTACCAGGGATAAAGAAACCTCGGGAAAAGAAACCTCCAAGAGAAAGAGATGAATTCAATCTTATCAAGGGTACTAAAAAATCTTATGTATTTGAATTGACTGCAAAGGGTTTTGAACTTGATAGGATTATTCGGAGAATGAAGAAAAAATTCCCTGAGGCAAATGAGAAATCGATTAACCTTTGGTATAGAATGGCAAAAAGGAATATCAATGGTAAAACTAAGGGAGGGAAATAACGAACCGATACGACCCGATAGGTATTATATTTGGACTTGGAGACCAGATACCACCAACAAGTATATAACTGAAAAAAGTCTATATAGGAAACACTTAACTGGTATCCCATATTTCACTAGACATCACGTAAAAGTTACTTTAGTTTATCTTTATGGAGTTGATGTTCTTCAATATATCCATATAATATCTGGAAGGAAACTAATAAGGCATGGTATTAAAGAATTATCCGATATGAACGGTACCCGATATAAATGGGGATATACTAAATTTTGGTACAAGGGTAAATTTGTACAAGCGAAGAAATTCATAATACCAGATGAATATCATATTGATAAACACCGACGAAGAAGATTTATGGTTCAAATGCACCGAGTCTTTAAGTCTAAAGGAAAAAAGGCATTCGATGAAAGATACTCAATTAAACTCTATGGACAACGGCAGGGCATATCTACCGAGCATCTCCACGCTAAGAGATTACAGGTCCGTCTTGCTATCTTACAGGATTTACAACAAGCTTCCTCCAGAGGAAAGACATAGGTTCAATATATTTTCCTTGCAGTACCCCCCATTGGTAAGCTCATTAGCTTTATATTTGAGAAAGAAAACGAATATCCCAATACAGAAGGTACTATTTATCAAAGCACAAAGAGATATGATTGATATATTTGATGAGGCATCACTTAAATTTATCGGATATCTGCCAAAAGAAAGGTTTATCAAGAAGTCTCTTTTATTTCAAGGGTTTATATCATTAGAGAGTATTAAACTTAGAAGTTCTTATGCTTATATAATGACCAACAGGTTGATAGAAAATAAGATATGGGTATACCCAATTCGATTATCAGATAACTATAAAACAATGAAAAAGGGAAAATATCTATCCTATACCGAAGTATTTGGAAAGGTTGGTATTCCTGGAATAACCAAAATTAGATATAGCAATGAACGATAAACTATCAAAGGTGGGTTTAGTAACCCATGGACCTATTAATCCTTTCATAGGTAAGATATTTAAAAAGGTAACTTATGATAAATACCATAAGGAGATTAAATCCGAAGTGGTAACTATAGAATCTCAAATAGAATTGAAAACAACTCTAGATGAGATTAAACAATTTAACAGTGATAACGAAAATCCCGGAAACGGTAATTATCAGAAACTTATAACAGAGTGATATATTTATTAATTTATTAACCAACTTAAACATTACGAAAATGGCTAAGAAGAAAAAAGAAGTGGAACTGAAAGAAGTTTCCAGAACAGAAATCAATGGTGCAATCATCATTAAGTACGAAGACGGCTCAGTAAAGATTATCCCTGCTCCTATCATGCTTTCTGCCGAAGAAGCCGAAGACCTTTTCGGTTCTGAATCTGATGACGAAGAAGAAGAGGAAGAATCAGAAGATGATGATGATTCCGAAGAGGAAGAAGAAGAGGAAGAATCAGAAGATGATGATGATTCCGAAGATGATGATGATTCCGAAGAGGAAGAAGAAGAGGAAGAGGAAGAAGAAGAGGAAGAACTGACCGGTGAAGAACTTGCCGAAATGGACTTCGAAGAACTTGAGGATGTCTGCGACGACAAAGATCTTGAAACTGACCCAGACGATTACGATGAAGACGACATCGAAAAACTTCGTAAGGCAATTGCCAAGGAATTGGGTCTCAAACTTCCGGCAAAGAAAGAAGCCAAGGGAAAGGGCAAAAAAGGAAAAAAGTAAGAGACTATGAGGGAAGGAAATATTACTGGGAAGGAGACGACCCAAGGGATGACCTTCCCTTTTAAAAACTATTTAGTAACATAACATTAAAAATTAAAAGAAATGGCAACAAAGAAAGCTGACACCAAGAAAAAAGGTGACGAAAAGAAAGACGCTGAAAAGGAAGCAAAACGTAAAGCTCGTCAAGAGGCTCTGAAAAACAGACCTGCTGAACAACGTCCTAACAGTAAGCAAATTGACATCATTGCAATCAACGACAAATCCAAGGTAATGAACTTTGGTTATGCCGTAAAGAACAAGGAGGGCTATCAGGGAGTAGTAGTTACTTCAGTTTTGGTTACTGAGGGTAAACCGGTATCTACTTCGGTTGCTTTCGTTCCGGGCAATCTTACTGTAAAATCAAAGAAGGGACATGGAGTTATTTGTTCTCCGAAAAACAAGAAGGACAAAAACGAAGAGTCCGAAACAGAAGATTAATTTTTGGCACATTCTAAAAAATCTATCTGCTAAATCAAGTTTAATCTCATAATAAAGAAAAGGTAAACAACCCTACACACTTAGGACGTTGTTCATCGTAAAGCTCATTGCCTGTGAGGGTAGTGAGCTTTAATTTTATTACCCATGGATAAAGAGAAATTAGCAATTCGAAAGAATATTCGAATACTTGCATTAGATAATTTAATAAATACTTATACTGATGCACTAGACGATAAAGAATTAAACCTGGGATCAGATGAAAGGGAACTTGCAATCAATATCATAAACGAGGCAAAGGAAATGCTATCAGAGGAAACCCAGGAGGTATCTAACTCAATAATTCAAAGACCCCAATGGAAAAAGACCTAAGATTATTAATCGGAAGCATTAATCAAACTCTAAAAGAATTAGATTATGTTACATACCTTAGAAGGGTAGCTCTTAGTAAAGGGAAGAAAGGTGAATACCAATCCCATAGATTAAAGAGTGGGTATTTAAAGAGAAAACTTTGTTCTTTAAAGAAGGACTTGAGCAAAAAGCTTCATGGGACCTATATCGTAGCGAGATTTATTCTTACAAGGGGACAACAAAAAGAAACTTTTGAACAAACCTTCACTGATCTGTCTTATAGGGAGGTAAAAGATATACTTCAGATTGAGGCTACATTAAAACAATGTGATTTAGAAATCCTAGAAATTAAAGAAATCCCAACCCAAATTAGGAAAGTATAACTATGGTATTATGTAAATCGGAAATTCAATTATTCACCAAATATAAAGAAAATGGCTAAGAAAGACAAGAAGAGCAAACCGGAATCTAAGACTCCGGAACTCACCAAGGCAAAGAAAGCTTTAGATGCTTACCTTAAAGAGAACAAGTTGGACCCGACTAAGGATTGGACCAAGGACAAGAAACATGGTAAGAAGGTTACAGAACTTGTAAATAAGCTCAACAAAGAACGGGACAAGGTAGCTGCTGCTTACCCAGAAGGTGACAAAGAGAATACCAAGAAATTGGTAAAACTCAGTAAAGAAAAAGGCAAGAAAGAGGAATCTGAAACCAAAGAGAAGAAGGAAAAGAAATCTGCCGGTAAAACTGCTACTAAATACGATTACCCTCTTATTGATGGTAGAGAAATGACTTCTGCCGAAAAGAAGAAATATCGTATGGAGCAAAGAAAGCTTGCCTCAGGTAAGGCTCCCAAGGAACCGAAGGAAACCAAAGAGAAAAAGGAGAAGAAGGTAAAAGAAAAACCAGCTTCGGAAAAGAAAGAAAAGAAGGCCAAAGATAAAAAGAAGAAAAAGGCCGTAAAAGAAGAGGATTAATCCCTTTTATATAAGTATTCGTTAATAATGAAAAAGGCCTGGCAATATTATTTTGTTCAGGCCTTTTTATTTACTCACAATTAGGTATATGGAACAAGAAGTATATAAACCAAAACTAAGAGTCACTACACTATCAGAGAATGGCACTCCCTTATCTGATAGGTTAGTAGATGCTTATACTGAGATGAACTCGGGTCCAAAGGTACAGCATAAGGGTCCCGTAAGAGTAGAAGTAACTCTCACAAATAAACAAGATATAGATAACTTTAAAGAATACTTAGATAGGCTAACTGGAGTATTACCAGCTAAGACCCCAACTGCTGGTAGAGGAAGACCTGCAGGGACTACAATTAAAAATCTTGAATCACCAAGGGAGGATATTCTTGCAGATGTAGAGAAAATGGTTGAAGAAGGTAAAAGCCAACAAGAGATTATCAAATACCTAAGAGAACTGGGTTTTGTATTTATCCTTACGGAGGACTTTCTTTATCACTTTCCCGGATTTGAGTTCGATAAAAAGGATGTTGGAGAAGCAACCGATAATAAGCAATATCCAAATTCATTCTCCTGGATGGCAAGATGTATCAAACGAGCCAAAGATCCCAAGGCAGATAAATTTGATCCGATGGTCATCTTCGGTTTCAGCATTCTTGGTGGACCATCGAAAAAGATTATTCCGTACCTTTATAAAGAAAGGAGGAAACCATTAAGGGCTCAAGTGGGTAAGAATGTAATATCTTTCTCTCAAGCAGAATTTACTAAATTGCCCAAATATATGAGGGAAGATGAACGAATCAAGTTCTCTACAGAGCAAAGACAATTACTTCTCAATCCAGAGAAAAAGCCATCTAAATTCTTTATGCGATGGGTAAATGATGCTATATTCCCTGACTCAATCAAGGAAAAGATCGAGGAAATCAAGAACCGCTAACACTTACCTCAGTATTTATTGAAAAGATATTTTATATAAAATAATTTTAGTATATTTGCATAAAGAAAAATTTAATTATGGACAAAGAAACAAAAGACATTGTAAAACTCATCGCTGGTATTCAAATCGAATCACTAGACTCTTTGAAGGAGGATATTTCTAATGGGAATAATATTGCCCAAGACCTAATAAAGAAACTTCTTCAAATTGACAATGACGAGATTATAAGGGCATTAGATGAACATATCGAATTATATACAGAGATTGAGAATACTCCTCAACTGATAAATATGCTAAGCGAATATCAGATGTTAGTATGCTCACACATATTATTCAGAATGGAAGATGAATGGGTACATAACAATTCCCAGGGAGTACTTGGTACTTGGGCAATTTTCCAGAAAGCCAATCTCAAATTTCACCCAGAATTAACACTTTTAAAAATTTAATACAGACATGGAGAAGAACGAATACTTAGAATCAGTAGAAATGAACACCGGGGTTGAAATGATTCCCTGCGAATCCTCTAACATTGAGGGCTTTGGTTACGACTCAAAGAAACAACAACTTTGGGTTGCTTTTAAAAATAACCGAGTATATCGATATGATAAGGTGCCACATGAAATCTGCGATGGTTTACACCTTGCAGAATCAAAGGGCAAATTCCTATCAAAGAATATCAAGAATAAGTTTAAAACTACGGGTTATGAACTCCGAAACTAAATTCATATTGGGTCTGGTTGCCTTAGGAGCAATGGTTTATTTCATTGGGGAAAATAAAAAACCTCAAAGGGGAGTGAGCATTGCTCCTTCTCGTTTTGAAAGTCCCTTGACCAGGTTACATTATCTTTCAGATAGTTTAGGAATTAAACCCAAAGAAGAGAAAGAGAAAAAGAATCAATGGTATAAATATAGGGTAGAGATAGAAACGATTCCAGAAAATCAAATCTATAAGATTGAGAAATCTAGATACCAGCAATATGAAGTTTCTAGATTGGGTGAAACTTATTCTTATGTAACCTACGAATTTATATCAGATAGGATAATGACTACCGAAGAAGCTTATGATTTTGTAAAAAGGCATCCAGAAAAATGTACCCGAGTACCAAACACTACTAAGAAAAACATTTACGATGGGTATAATGAAGAATATGAGGATTACATCAATGATCCAGAAGATGAAATCAATTATCCTCCAGAAATCTTCGACTTCCTAGCCGATTAACCCGAGCAAATAGAAAAATAATATAGAAATATTTTTGTATTAAATATATTGTTCTTATATTTGCAAAGAGAAAAGAAATAAACTTTATTTTATTAACAATTTTAATATAGACGTTATGAAAAAGAATGAAACTAAGGTTACTAACCTCGTTGCAACTAAGGTTGCTGAACAACTTGAAGGAATTAAAAATTCTAAGACTACTAAGGCTTCTGCTCCTAAGGCCAAAAAGACTAAAAAGGAATTGGTAAAAGATGCTCAAGAAGCTGCCACTAAGTTTGCCAATGCTAAATTGGTAGAACTCTCTCCAAAAACCAAAACTTCCAAAAAAGAACAGGTTGTCAAGGAAGTAAAGGAACAACAAAAACCCTCTATCATCGAACAGGTAATCTCCAATCGAGAAGTTAAATACGTATATCCGGAGGATGTAGTTGATACTCTTGCTCGGAAGAAATGGAGACAACAAACCAGAAACGAACTTCATCGATTGGAACTTGCAATGGCTCGTATCAAGGACATCAATTCCAAAGAATTTAAGGCTGCTGCTAAAGCCTATGAGGACTTTAAGAAAAAGGTTCTCAAACCAGAACAAGTTGCATAACCCTTTATTAACCCAGTGCCCGGGTAATTTATTCCGGGCACTCTAATTCATACAAAATGGATTACACTATCTTCTCTGATAAGGAGATGCTAAAACAGGATAAAGAGTTAGTCGAATTACATAAACGATGTTGTAAATCTTGGCTAATTCAGCATTCACTTAAGCATTCTAAGATTAAGAAATTCTTTATAGTTTACGATTGGTATATCAATCCCAATAACGTAAGGAATTTCTTTTTCAGGCCTATACACATCTTTATTCAAGCATTGCTTTTAGGTCAACTCGATAATATATCCGATTACATCAACAATAACAAAAATGGAAAACGCAAAAAGAAACGAACCAGAAAAGTATAATGTGCTTTACCTCAAAGGTAAGTATCAGTACAAATCCAAATATCCCCAGATTGATGCTAAACACAAAATTGTTTATGCAGGTCCAGTAGAACCAATGGCACCAATCTGGGATAATATTTCGGATATACTTCGGAAGTCAGAAAGAATTTGTACTGAATCTCGTAGAGAATTAAAGAAGTTAGAAGAACGTTCACAGAACCAATTTTACTTCAAGAAGAATGGTATCACTCACATAATTATATACAAATGTTTGGGACAATAGTAAAAGACCTATATATAGGTAAATCGAAACTGATAATAAAATGTAATCAAAGAGAATTACCACAAACCACCTTAGTAATGGATGTATTACAACCTACAGGTTTTACTGGTAATATGCCAGATTATGGTACCTATGGTAATTTACTCACTACTGGTGAATTTGAAATAACCCCTATTATGCCTAAGCATAGGCTTTATGTTACGGGCATACCCAAAGGGGCAATCCTTGATAATTTTCGGATTAGAAGGGTTTATTGGTCCTCATACTATGAGGACGATATAAGGGGATATTTATTTCAGATAACCGATGAACATCCCAAGTTAATAATCACAAAGTAAAGTTATATGGAAGCAATAGATTATGTCAAGTTATTTAAACTCGACCAAGAGAATTATGATTTCAAAAGGGAAGAGTTTATATCCGAATTAGGTAAAGATTTTCTAGATTATTGCCAAACTACTACTATAGGTATAAATCCAAAGCATGGGTATATCTATTACTATCGGTTTAAGGAAATAATAAAGAATTTCGAAACTAAATTCTGGGCAATCTCGAAACTTAAGGTAGGGGAACCCTTTACTCAGAAATTATGGAATGCCTTTTTCGCTACGCAGGTAGTACCATTGAGGAAAAAATTATTCCCTGAGGTACAAAAGTTAATCGAAGAACAGAAGGGGATTATCCAAAATGACCCAAGGCCTAATAATCCTTACCGTAGTAAACAAGACAAAAAACCCTCGAATCCTAAAAAGGTAAAATATGGCAAAGGAAATCCTAGACCTTCATGGCAATAAATTTAAGGTAGGGGATTATAAACTTTGCCTTAAAATCCCAACAACGGGGAAAGGTAATTTGATATTCACCAGGGACTTAATCTCTGGTGAACCTTTTAATTTATCAGTGAATAAGAAAAAGTATAGGGGATATTTCTATAACCTATCTTTGAATTTGTATGTAAGATATGATTTAGAGTATAGAGGTTATGATGAAAGTTCCGATATCCGAAAATCTCATTTGTATGTCAGAAAAAGAAAGTAAGATAGTAAGGTTCCCAAGACCCATGGGAACTACAGCTATGGCATTAGAATATCAAAAGAATCCTGATGATAGTCTTTTGATGAAGATACATAATTACATTATCAATCAATGGCTGATGGGTAATGGTGTATTATGTGGTATTACCTATGATATTAATACCTTCTCATACCGTATGGGCATAGATATTAATTACATACGTGTATTTATGAGGGATAGGCTATTAAGCTCTAGAATATGGGATAAAGATAAGGCAGAAGATTTATTGCAAGCTTTAATGGGAGAACAACTAGCATGGGCCTTGGAAGATCGTATGGAGATAGCCCATCAGGTTAATATCTTGAGAGAGTCTCAGGGTGGAAAATATGTACCTTTCATATCTTCTGAATTAGGGAAAGCCCTTAAGTTAAAACTTGAATCTTCTACTTCACTTCAATCAATTGTACGTAATCTTACTGGAGGGAGCACTACTAATATATTTGCTCAATTTAATCAACAGAACAATGTGACTCAGCAAAATGCTATAACAGTTGAAGAAGCCCGTCAAATTGTATTGGAATCCCAAAGGGTAATGGATAAAACCGAAGAAGCTAAACTGTTAGAGTCAAGATATGACCTCAGTAGTTTACCAGAAGTTGTTGCTACTAAACAAGAGGGAGTAGATACCAGTAAGGAGGGGCTTAACTTGAATAAAGCTGAGCTAATGCAAATCACGGATGACTATAAGGGAGCAATGTCTTCATTCTCAAAAGAACATCATGAATTAAGGAGAGAGATAGAAATGAATATAGACCCAGATGAAGAAGATCCAGAACTCTATACTTACGAAGAAGAATTACCAGAAGAGGAAGACAATAGCTCTTTTGCATCTCAATTTCTCCGGAATAATAAGCTACCGTAGTTATATGGGATTATTGCATATTTAAAAAGAAAGAATTATATTTGCATATCAATTTTAAAATAGACAAAAATATGGAAGTACAGACCAATTGTTACAAGAAAACCAAGATTAACAAGGTTAATCAAGGTACTTACTTTAAATTAAAGCCAACGGAAACTGCTCCGATATGGGTAAGAGATCATTATGATAGAAGTTCTCAATCCTATGCTTACCATAAATATTATGACTCTAATCATGAAAAATTCTTCAAGGGAAATCGAGACATATACATTAACTTTATATTTTAATCATATGAGCTTATTTAAACGAAAAAGATGTTGCCGGGAACTCATTGCTATTAAGAATGGTAACTTGGTATTCAACTTAAACAACCAGTATATTAATACAGTTTATCATACTTTACGAGCAATGATAAGGAAATCTGGTATATTTAATGAAAACTTATATTTTGACATATATAAGGAATATCAAAAACATTACGTTGTCTATGATGTAGTACCTTCCTTACTACAATATAAGGTACCCCTAATATTCTCGGGTAGATTTCCTGGAATCATCTTTGATAACCAGTTTACATTTGAAGAATTAGTACCTAATGCTTTAGTATATCACCAATTGCCAGATAAGTTCAAGTTACCCGAAAACTTAGAGAAAATCCTTTTGGAAGTAAGAAAAAGGGTATCTACTTATATAGACACAGAGGATATATCGGATAATGGTTACAGGGACTTGATTCGAATGAACTTCGTAAAACAGTGGGAAGTATTCAAAAAGGATCCTTCACTTATAGATTGCTATATGGATGCTCAATTGGGCATGCTACATATGTGGGCTAGAGTAGAGAATAAAACAATAGTTAAGAATATAATCGAAAGAACTCAAGATGAATTAGCTCAAGAGTTCTTATCTAAAAATGATACATATGGAAAATAAAGAAAAATTCGCCTTTAGAAAGGTACACATGAATCAGGATGTAGAAGTAGAGTTTATCAAACTTCTAACGGAGAATCAAGAAAAGTCAGATGAGAGTTTACTAATGGCTTTTAAGGATAAGATTACTTCGGATAAGGTGACTTGCCATGCTGACATGCTATCAAGAACTTCAAGTCTAATAATCTTTCAAACTTCTAAGTTCAGTAGATTGGCTTTAGAATATAGAGATTATGAGATTTGGGTATTTAGTAAGGCTAAAACCCCAAACTTGAACAAAGAAGCAAACTACTTATCAGAAACATGGACATTAAATAGATTCCGGATATGATTAAAATGACTATGCTAAATGCCGAAACTATTCAAGATGAATGGTTACATGAGGCCTTAACAAAAGGCTTAAAGGAATGCGTAACTGCTCCAATCCTAACTTTGGACCCAACTAAGCCAGAACCCATAAAAAGAGCCGAAATGATAATCGAGAATTTTTCCAGGGAAGACTGCAAATGTATACCAACTTTAGTAGTACCCGGGAATTTAATTCAAATGCTGCTACCAAAAGATGAAGTACTCATTTCGATTATCTTTCAATATCGAGAAAAGAATACTTACATTCAAGCTGTAATCCAAAAATTACATTATTATGAGCCCGACAACAAAGCGAATATGCAGGATAGCAGTAACACTGAGGCCTGATAAGGTCTATACAATTACTTTGGATCATTATATAGAGAATCTAGTTCCCCAAAGGTTAACGGGATATCTGATACCTTTAGTCAGATACTATTGGGGATTTGATAGGGGTACTAAACTCGAATATGAAGAGTTCGGTGGATTTACCGAAGAGATAATTCATATTGGGTTTGAGATTTGGAAAGACCTTGGAGATGGAATCCTAGATCTTGATAAGGCTGAATGTTTAACACCCAGTGATGAAGCCCTAAAAGACCTTATCAACCAATTGAGAATCTATTATCAATCTCAAGAGTTATCTCAGAAGATTGGGGAATCTCTTAAAAAGATAATCAAAGAGGAATTAGAAAAGAAAAATCATGATTTGAATCGAGTTGGCTATGCTGCTTTATGCTCTTCTGCTCCATATATCCTTGAGGATGCTTGTAATTATGCCAAGAATACCCTGGTTCTCTAGATTTGAAAGGCAGTCTAATCCACTGCCTTTCATAGCGTGTACACATCCTCAGCCACTTTAAAAATAAAAGGGATATATTTTTCTATTAAAATAAAAATGATTATATTTGCATATCAATTTTAAAATAGACAAAAATATGAAAACCAACTCAGTAACTTACAATCAAGACGAACAACTAACTAAAGTAGTTCGCAATTTCTTAGACAAGAAATCTACATTTGAACTTGACTCAGATGAAAAGGGTCATCTCTTAAATCTTCTAATGGGACTTCTCATTCAACTGGAAGAGGATTACAAACTCAATTGCTTGGATATCAACCAAATCCAAATATATGAGACTACCTATTATACATTTACTTTCGAATCAATAATAACTGCCGATACTAATCCCTATAAGGGACAATTAGCGGATGCTGCAATTCGGTTCATGAATGAATTCACCGATAATGATGGGATGTTCATATCATTCAATCAACTCGATAGAAACAACTGGATTTTCCAACTTAATTTCTCAATATCATGACAAAGTATAACGTTAGACCATTAGTTGCCCAGGAGATCGAAATCTCCACGGGCACTATCGTTAGTGCTACCTGGTGCAGATACTTTATATCAATCACCTTACACCAATGCTATATAGAAGCAACATGGAAAACCCGTCCCAAAAGTAATTTAGACGGGCATAAAGAAACTTTTAACTCTTTACAGGAGTATCTAGATTGGTTTGCTAATCTTAAGAAAACTTACGGAAGGAGAATCTCTCGTAAACGAATGGTATATGCTGCATACGATGAAACAATGCGTACATTTAGTTACAAACCCTACGAGAATTGGGCTACTAGACGTTCAAAGGAGAAACTAAATAAGCCAAATAATGAACCGTTATTGGCCGATGAGTTATACTAATCCCTAACCAGTTAATATATCTCCAGGGAGTTCAGAAACACCAACATCTGGGCTCCCTTTATTGCATTTATATTTGCATGATAAATTATTTATTCGTATATTTGCATAAGAGAAAAAATAAAATAATTTATTAACCGACCTCGAACAAGGTCACAAAACTTATTTCTTATGACAACTATTACAGAAATCTCAAATCACATTATGAGTTACTTTGATGGAACTCTTGATGCTTTTGGTTACACTGCTCAATCAGTTAACGAAATATCAAATCCGGATGAATCATACATGGGAACTCTCAACCTCCAATTCCGGGATTATCCTATAGACGATGACGAAAAGGCAGAAACCTACTGCAGAGAATCCGATGCTTTTGAACAATACGTGATAGAATTCATTAATTCTCATTGGGATGAACATCACCCATTAAAAGAACTTAACCCTAATTCTCATTACATGTCAAACTCCTATGGAGATACTATCCAGGTACATTTCAATGATGAATCCCTTTTCATTATCATTACCATGACAGGGCAATATTAACAAAACACTCTGGGAGGCACCTAAAACACCTCCCAGAACCTCCCTATTTATAAAAATAAAAGTAGTTATAAAAACAAGTTTAGAAATAATTTTGTATATTTGCAGTGAGAAATATTTCTCAAATAATTTTAATATAGACATATTATGAAAGAATTAAAAAATTTAGAGGCCATCCGGGAACTGCTTGCTTCCCACCCCATTTATACTTATGATTACTCCGATGGTCTTTTCATTAACAAGGGGGCTACCAATATCCGGGTTTACTCAATCGACTTAGAGGATGAACCCCTTGCTTCCTATATCTCTGGTTACATAATGGTATACTCCTCAGAAGAAGATCTATTCGAAAACTTAAAGGAAAACATTATCTCCCACATGGATCTAATAAAGGGAGCTGACGACCAATACTACGATTATTCTCCATCACAGGTAGAAGCTATCCTATTTGGTATTCCTCAATTAACCCCAGAACATCAGGATTACATAATTACCGGGCTTAAAAAACATCTCCGGGAATTCATCCAGGACGAGGAACAAGATGAGGACATGATATCTCAATATACGGCAACATATAATGCTCTCGAAAAATGGGAATCCGACAAAAGAGAAACCCAATTCTTTGATTCCCTGGCTGCATCAGAACTCATTAGACAACTTAATAAATAATCACTATGGTAAACTTATATAAACTCTTAAACGTATTGGAACAGGGCATGTCCTTGTTCCAACTCAATAAATGGAAAACCGAAGGCATCTGGTATCCTATTACTCAATACAAAAAGGAATCAGACGAAATTCAGGTAGTAACCAATTTATTTATTCCGGAACAAAAGGGATATCACATTCAACTTTCTGGAAATTATCCCGAAGAATCAGAAGCCTGGGACAAGTTTCTAGAGGAAAACCAATGGAAAATCTATCCATTACTTGCAAACATAATGCAAGTCTTCTTGCCCACAGGGAACTATCAAATATTCTATACTCAATATCCACAGGGATTCATATCCATAATCGCTAAGCCCCATGATAAGTAAAGAACTCAAATCACAATTAAGTATTCTCAAGGAAACTAACCCAGAATATATTCAAACCCTAAAGGATGCCGTTACGGCATCCTATAAGGCAGAACTTCAGGCAATCAAACCCAGTTCTACCGAAGAAGAGGAACAACTCAATATCGAACTCAAGGACATAGTATTAAAAATACTATTTGGGCCTTTCTATAACTATTTCGTATCAGAATACGTAGTATCAGATACTATATGGGAAGAACAGGATAAACTAATCGAGGACTTATATTATTACTTCAAATCATGACACCGTATATTCAACAACAACTTAAAAAGCTATGCGATAATCCAAATTGGTATGACGATATGCTCATCTCATGGGATAAAAACCCAAGAAATCAAAGGGAAGCTATTTATAACTACCTTTCTCATGTACAACTAAATGGGTTACTAGAAAACACTCAGATAGTTTTTACATTCATAGATGGCGACATGAAACCAGCTTTCTATTTCGAAATTCCCAGAGATACCAATCGATATCTTATACTGGGAATCTTCGATGAAGCAGGTTATCCTCATTGCTGCCTATTAGGCCAACCAAAACAAATGTTTAACCCTCAACTCAATTAACATCATGAAATTAACAATAACAACTCTAGTAATCATTGAGGATACTACAGATTTGTCTGTACCTGAGAGAAGTATATGCTATCATTCATTCTTTGAAGACATAGAGAAGGCTAAAAAGGAAATCATAGATGACGTAAATCAGGTATATGCTCCAGGTGTAAAGTTCGAAACTATTGAACAAATCCAAGAATACTTCGATTATGTTCATCTCGAATCCCAAGAGATAAAACTTATTAGTACAACCACTGCTATAAAACAAATCTAATATGGAACCAATCATAACAGTAAACGATTATCCAATCGGATGGGAATGGCTAGCCAATGTACCTCTAGAAGACTTTAACTGGCTCATAGACATATTTGCTACGATGACCGATAATACAGAGACTTATGACTTTGTATTTTATGAAGATTCAGAAACCTTACCAGGACATCTGAAGAGGATATGCTCAGTAGACAAGACACCATTAGCTAACTTCCTAAACGAGGACCAGGGCTACGAATCAGGTATATCCATGTACGGTCACTACATAGCATGCAAATGCCTTGACATATCCTCAGAAGAGGAATACATGAATCACTTAACCGATATAAGAATCCTAACTAATGAACTAGAACCATGCTAACATCAGGTAAATTCTTAGTATCATTCGAAGTACCAGGCCCACTACCTGGGACTACCGAAGGCTTCTGCGAAGAAATGAACGTAGTGTACAGAACCGAGGAACTTAATACCTACCTCCGCTACCCCAAACAAGAAATAAACCCAGGGCATAAACATAGTACCTACATAAGGCTAAAGCTAAGAGAGATCCTCGAAGTAAACCTAACAGATATAACCATAATCGATATAATATCACTACCATGAACATCCTCTATCACATAATCCGAATAATCCTATCCGTAGGAACCATTCTAACCCTTATACGCAATGAGAAAATATACCAAGCCCACAAGCATACCCACCCAACAAACAAAATAAGGTATATCATCTCACAGCTACTAACCCTAATAATATACACCATAGCCCTGATAACATTATCCCACATATCAAGGTACCTGGAATAAATACCGGGTACCTCCCACACTACCCAACACAAAAAATAAAACAAAATCATACTAACGCTAACTAAGGTACATAATATAATACCTATCCCATCTATAACCAATATACCATTTACTAATATAATAATACTCTAATACATATATCAAGGTACCTCGCCGGGGGTATTTGCCTTTGGTGAACCAGGTATGGGTACCTACCCACTACTATACAACTACACTATAGCCACTATACTATATAGCTCTCTAGCTCTACTACCCCACACTTTAAAGGCAATCACAAAAAGGCTAAAAAGGTACACAAAATCCGACCATTAGGGGCCCCTAAATCCCCTACCCCTAAGAGCCCTTTATATTAGTATATATTATATAATAAGTACTGGGATTAGGCAATAGGATTTGTGATCAAGGCAATTAAATTATTGGGTTTTATGGCTAAATGGTTTATAGGATTTAAGGCCTTCATGGGGCATATTTAGGTAATATTCCTAGTAAGTATGTAAGTAATTTGCTTAGTATTTATATTAGCATTAATTTTTATATTCTAGGACAATTTTGTGATTTAGGGGTACCTTGATTGCCTAGAGCCATTAGTTATTATATATTAGTTATAGGTAGGGGAAGGTAAATGGCAATCTCCATTCATGGCCCCTGGGGATTTAGAGGGATAAAGGCAAATTAACCTTCAAGGCTCTTAGGTACCTCATAAGGCAATTAGGGTTATTGCATATATAATATATTATTCTTATATTTGCACTGTAATAATAACATTTTAAATATTAGACGTTATGAAAACAAGTATTTTAAACACTGAATTCAATTTTGCAAAGAGTATTAATTTATCATTAATTGCAACTACCCCTAACGCTTATCCCTCCTATCCTCAAGGCATTAAGGAATTCATTACTCCATACCTGGAAGCTCTACAGGATACCATTATCCCAGATCACCTTACTCTGGTATCAATCCAAACAATCGATCACGAAGATTCTGGAGTACACATATTAACCTTCATAAAAAATGATCTAGGTGATACACCCTCTGCTTGCCATGAATGCTTACGGGATACCTTTTACTATGATCCTGAGGTATGCTATGGCTCTTCTCCAATAATTAACAAATTCGAATCACTTTACACGGTAACAGTACCTTTCACTTGCTAAATCATTAATCCCAGGGGGTACTCATAACAGGGTACCCCTATAAAATTTCATACCTATGAAACTAGATGAATTACAAACCCGATTAACCCATCTCCTTACGGCCCTCTCCAATGAGGATCTTAGAATCATTCAAGGCTTTACTAAGGCTTTTATCGAAGATTTTACTCCAAATCAAACCTGGGTAATTTCTCTTGTCGAAATCAAAGGCTCTGATGAAACTGCAATCGAATACACTACCTGGGATGAATCCCAAGATGGTCCTATACCAGGTATCAAACTTTTCAAGCACCTCAATATATACCTTGAACGAGAATTTTGCGAATACTAACCTAACTAACCCAGAGCCTAACTAAGGTATCTGGGTTTTTACTTACGCTAACTTAGTAAGCCCTTATAGGCTAGCCTATGAAACCCATTTTCCCATAGGCTTACCATAGTCCCTATATGGCCTTATAGAATTAGGACCAAGGGGTTTTTATAGAGGGATATATCCCAAGGGCCTTAATTCTTTATCACCTTAGTCCATTAATGGCCCTATCAATATACAGGTATATAACACACTTCCTAGAGGACAGGCATAGGCCATATAGGAATATCCTTATACATATCATATATGCCCACTACAAGGCGTGCGAAGATTCCCCTTGTGAACCCCAAAATTAAGTGCAAAAATTAAGTCCTTTTTAGGGTGCAATAAATTTTTGAATTTATAGATTTTTCACAAAAATAATTTTGAAAATGAATATTTTTATTTTCTCAAAAATTTTTCTTGAAAATGTTTGTAGATTAAAATAAAGTCCGTATCTTTGCAATGTCGAAAAGATAAAGCGATATTTGAATGAATTTTTAATTAAAACTTTTTAAGAAAATATTTCTCTAAAAATTTTGTAGATTAAAAAATAGTTTTTATCTTTGCAATGTCGAAAAGATAAAGCGATATTTGAATGAATTTTTAATTAAAACTTTTTAAGAAAATATTTCTCTAAAAATTTTGTAGATTAAAAAATAGTTTTTATCTTTGCAATACAGAAATGAAACAAACCTTATTAGATAGTTTAATAAGTCTTGGATATCTATCAAAAAGGTTATAAAATAATAATAATAAAATATTCAAGCGTTTTTATTATGAAAAATCAAATTAACAAAGTGAATGTAGAAAAAGCAGTAGCAAACAGCAAAGCAAATAGTTTAATTGCTTTAGACGTTTTAAAGTCTGTGAAAGAAAAAAATCAAGGACTTTTTAAAACAGCTTTAGGGACAAAAACAGAAATCTATAAAAAAGAACTGTTTTTGGGAGCAAACGAAAAGCAAATCAAATCTTTGCGAAAAAAGTTTAGAAATGTTACATTTAATTTTCTTTCTACGATTGCAACGAATGCGGATAAAAAACTAATTGACGGCTTTATAGACTTTTATAAACAAGTCTATGTTATAAATGATTTTTCTTTTTCTTCAATTGCAAGCGAGAACACAAAAGAAGAAAAGAAAGAGATATTAATAAAAGGGCTTGAGATTGTAAAAAAATCAATCAAATAAAGTATTAATCAGATAGGGAGTAAATAACTCCCTATCACAAAAATAAAATTATGATATTGTTATATGTATTTCTTTCTTTTATAATTTTGCTTTTCGTTTTTCTTTATATAATTACTTTGTTTTTAAATTGGAATAATTTTGTAATTAGTGGAGTAGACGAATACGAAAATTTAGAGAATGTTTATTATATTATTATTGATAAAGAATTTTGTAAAGAAACAAATAGAAAAGGTTTAGATATTAATGTTTATACTTTTATTCTCTTTTGTTTCCAAAATACAGAAATTTGCAGAACTAAAATAATTAGATTACTCTTTAAACAGTTTGTAATTAAAGACTAAAGAAAGCGCAAAGGGACATTCAAATAAATGTTTGTCCCTTACTTTTTATTTATAATTGTTAAATTTAACGTAACCGTACTCCCCATTTACTACCACAACTTTTGAGCTCCTCGTATTAAGGGCATGCCCAGACACCACAACCACACATGCACACACAAAGAAGCCAGAGAATAAAATACCTCCCTCTCTTCTCTGGTAAATTACAATATCAAAGTTCTTTCTATAAACCAAAAAACTATAAAATATGGAAGAAAAAACATTATTCAAACTAGCACGTGCAATTACTGATACAGGCACAGATACTGTATCTTCAGAGGGTGGTACTGTAACCTACCGTATCACTTCCCTCAAAAGGAAACTGGTAAATGGCAAAGTAACTCAAACCTCTACGCCCTCTTGTACTTGGGGCTCAGCCTCCGTAAGTTGGGCTACTTGGGGAGGAGTTACCGTTGGAGATGGTTACTTAGATGTAAAAATTAACTATTCAGAAAATACTGGGTCCTCAAGGTCTACTACTCTGACATTTACCCAAAATGGGTCTAATAACAAAATCAATCTCACAGTAACTCAGGAGTCACAAGGGGATTCCACTTTCACCCTTCAGGGACTCACACCTAATAGTAATTATTTCTTATTTGCCTCTGGGAATTTTCCATTATCAAATACGTCATTTCAATATCTAATGATTATAGGTAATGGTAGTGAAATTACTTTGCCTATCCCCTGTACTGTTAATATGAGTAGTCCCGGGCAAAGAAGTGAAGCAGATACAGGGGATAGGGTTAGTGTATACCAATATAGCAATGACTCTTTTGTATCAGCTGGTAGCTTTACAGTACCAAGTGCAGGAGGAACAGTATCAATCTAAAACATCATACATTATGGAAAAAGTTATTAAATTAGGGGGAGGGAGATCCACCCAAGATATACCTATTACCCTCGATAGGGGTAACTCTGGGATTGGATAGTCCATCTCCCAGAAAACTAAATATGTGAATGGTAAAATGTCCGGAGTTATTGGTGTTGGATATACTGCTAGCATCGATAACTCTGACTATCTTTTAGAAGAAGACAAGAGTAACAATAAGATTCAGATTACTGCACAAAATGACGGTACTTCTGGGCTTTGTGTACTTACACAAAACGAATCTGGCAATAAAATAAATCTACATCTTACTACTCCCGAAGAAAAAGAATATTGGGAAATACGTTTCTCTCCCATAACCTCCTTTGGGACTACAATGGATAGTTTTTTTGCTGTAGATACCAATATTAGTGGTGAATATGGATCAATGGCCGATGGTACCAGATATAAGAATTGGATAGTAAATCAAAATAGAAATATGATTAATGTCTATATTTCTCCTATATACCCCGAAAATGATTTTGACATACTGTCTTGGTCCTGCCTTGATAAGGATGGTAATGCTTTTAGCCCTAACTACAATTTACCGGGTAATTCATACTTTACAACAAAAACAATCGGATTGGGTTCCTATGCTCTTAAGAAAATTTCAACTCCTCCTTCCAGTAGTCAAGGTACCATAGTACTTTCTAGTAGATTTAATCCCACTAAAAAGTATCCATTAGATTTGAATTTCTATTGGGGAGTTTAACCTAATGTTCCCATTATAAAAGCAATTACCCAGAATATAAGAGCCAGTGTATATGCAACAGAATATCTATGCCAGGGATACCAGCAGGTAATATAAGAATCTACTTTTAGTATTTCTGGATGTTCTTCCTCGTATTTTTTATCCTCTTCTCTAGAACTGTATTTATGAAATACATAGAAGGGTAAGAATACGAGGAAGATTATTAGAGCAACTGGGAACAAGAGTAGGAGAAGAATCTCCCACCCTTGCATTGATGACCCAGCATAATTACCATCTCTGTCAAAAAAGTATCTCATAGTAATTTGTATTTTATGTATCTGATTAATAGATAAATCGGAAATAGAGGTAATACTATCCATACCGAGATGAATAAAACGAGAGAGTGTATTTTGTGAGTATAGGGTAAATAATCCAAGCAAGCCCTTACAAAAAATACAGTGAACGGTAAGCATACCAAATAAATTATTGCTAATACAGTAGTCATTGTTCTTTGAGGTATTTGTTAATAATCTTGGTAAGCTTCTTATCGAAATCAATCATCATATCAAAAGCATCGGTATCTTTCATACTTTTCATTTCCTTGTCAAGGAACTCTATGTTTCTCTTAATCGAGAAATAAGCCTTATATGCAAGGTAGGCTTTCTCATGTTCTTCTGTGAGAGGAAGAACATCTCCTTTTTGCCCATCCAACCTTGGATATGTATTATCAGGACCGAGAGTTCTTGCAACTTTTACCCGGTTACTGAGCATTGCAAATCCACCTTTCTTATCGATGGATTCTACTGTTACTTTCTCTGTGATGGGTCTTCCTGATAATACGAAGATAACTTCATCACCTTCTTTGAGCTTTTTAGCTTCTTTCTTTTCTTTTTTCATATCTATTTTATTTAGAAATTTTCTTTATGCAAATATACGAAATTATTCTTTATTTATTGCATTATCTATTTTATTTTTTATAAATTCATAGGCATTGCCCCGGTAATCCTCTAGCATTTTGTATTCCTGTGGAGATAGAAATATTCCGTTTACTTTAAAAGCATCTCTTAGATGCTCCGGTATAGTGCCCTGGTGAGTGATGTTATTATAACGGATGATGAAAAGTTTCTCTTTATCTTCATCTATAACACCAAGAGTGTTGACTGGTTGGAGTTTAGTTTGGTAAATTCCCCCAAAAGCAGAAGGTACCATTAAAATACTTCCCGGTATTCTAGTTATCCAATGGGAATAATCGGGAGTAATTACGGCAATTTTCTTCTCTTTTTCAAGTTCTTTATCATAAGCTAATCGATTAGACCAAAAAGCACATTGAAAACAAATTTGTTTTCTTGCCATAAGTTGGGGAATCTCTCTAGTTTCATCGAATTCCTCTAAATTAATAGGTTTGCCACATATCTGGCATTCATTTTTCTTGCCCATATTGCATTATTTTATAAGTTATATATGATAATAGAACCTCGAAACATCCTAAAAATGGGTTATAAGCAATACTTTTGTTACTAAAATTGAACCATTAAAACTGATAAGTTATGGATAAACTAACAAATGAAATGATTAAAGACCTTGCTATTCGCTTAGGTCTAGAACCTGCTCTATTGAAGGCTGTTCAATTGGTAGAAGCAGCAGGTAGAGATGGGTTTTTAGCTGATGGTAGGCCTCAAATTCTCTTTGAGGGTCACATTATGTACAAAGAAGTACATAAGAAATTCCCTGACAGAGATTTAGCTTACCTTTGTAAGAGATATTCTACGATTTTCTTCCCTAAATGGGATAAATCGAAGTATTTGGGAGGTGTACACGAGTATAAGAGACTCGAATTAGCCAAAGAAATCGATGAGGAATGTGCATTGAAGTCTGCAAGTTGGGGTATGTTCCAAATTATGGGCTTCAATCACAACCTCTGTGGATGTAAAGATGTCTTCGAATTTGTTCACAAGATGTCTGAATCTCATGCAAATCAACTAGAACTCATGTATTATTTCATGAAAAACTCTGGTTGTTTGAGTAATCTCAAAGAAAAGGACTGGGCTGGCTTTGCCAGAAAATACAATGGTCCCGGGTATGCCCAGAATGCCTACGACCAAAAGTTAAGAAACGCTTACGAAAACTTCAAAGATAAATTATGAAAAGATGTCATTTTAACAGCTGGGTAGCAAAGGTATTCCTTTTCCCCAGTTACAAAGCAATTACTCTGGTGTATAACTCATTCTTCAAACACAAAGTAGAAGAGTGTAAACCTGATGATATCAATCATGAGTGTATTCATCAGATACAGCAGATTGAGTGTAGTATAGTGGGTTTGGTACTTGGTATCATACTCTGGTTATCATTTGGTATGTCCTTTTGGTGGGTAGTGGCTCTGACTTTTGGATTCTTCTACCTTTGGTATGTTATCGAATATATAATCATCATGTGCTTTGCTCGGTGGAATAAACAGAATGAAAGATATCATGATGTAAGTTTCGAAGAGGAAGCTCACAACAATGATAAGAATCTGGAGTATTTGGAAAATCGTAAACCATTTGCTTGGATCAAGTATGTTAAATTGAGAAGCTACAAGAAATGAAGAAATTAAAAGTATTAGGGGTGTCTGCCGGTGCAGGCATCCTTTTGTTCCCTTTTAGAAAGAATTTGATAGCTAATGTAGAAACTAGAGGAGTATTTTATACTAAGGGTCTAGAACAATGGAAATTAAATTTTGGAGATACACCCTATTATAAGGATGGAACTCTCCCTGATTGTAAGCCAGACATAATCCTTTCAAGCCCAGACTGTGGTTCAGCTTCTATTATGAGGCTTTCGAAAGTAAAAGAATTGGGTAATCCTCAAGAGAATAAATCCTTGAATCTAGTAATTGAATCCATCTTACATTATAAACCCAAGATATTTCTTATAGAAAATCTACCAAGACTGCTAACATTGCTTCCCAAAGATTTCTTTGAGGAAACCTTCAAAGACTATAAATTGATTTTTCACGAAAGGTCAGTTTTAGATTACGGAAACTCTCAGGAGTCAAGAAAGCGATTACTCATCATTGGAGTACATAAAAAGACCGGTAAGAAATACTTGAATGCTTTTAATGAAGTATTTCAAGTAAAAAACCCAACAATTACTAGAAATCTACTTAAACCCCTCACGTTTTCTTCAGAAGATGATACCAATCAAATCCCTTGGATTAGTAAAACTCTGGCAATGTATGATTATCGAAAATTGCCTGAGAAAAAGAATCTAACTGTAGCAAAGATACATCGACTTTGGGTTAGAGATTTCAAAGATGAAAAGAAATGGCCTATCAAAACGGCAAAGATGAGTACTCTCCCGGGAGTATATCGATTGGAGTATGATAAACCTCCACTAACCTTAAGACCTGCAGATAGGCAATTCAGACCAGATGGTTATCCTTTGGGGGTTGAGGATTTTAAGGCAATCATGGGATTCCCAAAGAAATTCAGAATTTACCTTCATGAAAACCAGAGTACCTCTGAAAAGGATTTTAAGGATCACCATTATTGGCTTAACAAGGCAAGATACACAATTGCCAAAGGGGCAGTAGGTGAAATAGGTTATTGGTTTAAGGAATGCCTCAAAAAGGCAAATACCAAGAAACCTTGAGTTTCAGCTTTATATATAAAGTCTTATATATAAGTTTCTGGGGTGCCTTGAAATATATAGATATATAATATACTATGTATATATATCTATATATTTATCTGCGTATATATAGCTATTCATATATCATATCGTAAGTAGTATATTTGGATATTATCTCACTTCGTTCGATAAAGGTAATCGCTAAGCGATTACCGAATAGATAGTATCATTAAAGCGTACGAACTTCCTAAATTTTTAAACCATGAAGAATTTAAAGAATGCCTTGTTTATTGTACTTCTAGGATTTACTATTTACCTTTGCTTCAGGAATTATAAACTTTCTCGAGAAGTTGATTTCCTGGAACTAGCGGTCAATGAAATCCCAGATACAGTATACAAAGACAAACCTTTCAAACCAGAGAAGAAGTATTCTAAAGAAATTGAACCAGGTAAAATCTTAGTTTACGATAATAGTTACGATAATAGGCAGCCAACTCTCTTTCCTGATTCCATGCTAAGGCAGCCAGCTATCAGTAAACAAGATTCCCTGGTTCAAATTGTTTTGAAGAAAGATAAGTTGAATTTAAGTTTATTCAATCAACAGACTGGAACTTATTCAACTAAGCTGTTCAAAATTGACTTAGATAAGTACAACTATAACTGGTATGAAGGTCAATTAACTCGGAAGAAAGTTGCAAGGTTATTACTTAGTCCATACGTTTATGGCAAATATAGACCTTTCAATAATCTATTCGATATGGGAGCTGGTCTTTCAATCAAGACTAAGAGATTTAATTACAAATTCGGAGTCAATACCTTTTACTATCCGAAGGTAAAATCTGGGATAGGTACTGACATCGAATTTCAAATAATATATAACTTTTAGATATGGCAAAGACTATCTCAGAAACTAGAACTACTTTAACTCGAGAAGAGTTATCAAATCTCTCAAGGGTTACAGTAGATGTTTTCTTTTTCAGTCTTTTCTGTTATGTGATACATCCAGTAAGGGGAAAGGTAAGGTTCGAACTTTACCCATTTCAAAAATCGGTTTTGTATAATTTTATTGCTCAACGTTTCAATATCATTTTGAAATTTCGTCAGGCAGGTATTACAGAATTGATTTCTATGTACTGTCTTTGGTTGGCGATGTACCATCCCAACAAAAAGATAAACATTATTTCTATCAAGGATACCACTGCTAAAAAAGTACTTAAGAAGATTAAGTTCATGTACAAAAATCTACCCTGGTACCTTCAAACTCCCATTATAAACGGTAGGGCTGGTGAATACGGATCAGCATCCATGATAGAATTTGATAACGGGTCTTTTATTGAATCAATTCCGACATCATCCGAAGCCGGTCGTTCGGAATCTCTTTCCCTTTTGGTAATTGACGAGGCAGCAGTAGTTAGATGGGCTGCTCAAATTTGGGCTGCTGCTTTTCCTACTCTTTCCACTGGTGGAGCTGCCATCGTCAATTCCACTCCTTATGGAGTTGGTAACTTTTATCATTCAACTTGGGTAGATGCCATTGCTGGAGGTAACCCCTTCAATCCCATTCGATTATACTGGCAGATGCACCCGGAACGAGATATAAATTGGTATAACCAAATGTCTTCTGCTTTGGGTGCAAAACGAACAGCACAAGAAATAGACGGTGACTTCTTGTCATCAGGTAATACAGTCTTCGATTTAGCTGATATTAAGGCTATCGAAGACTGCCTTAGTGATTATCCAGTAATAAAGAAAAGATTCAATGGTCAATACAGGCAATTCTGTGAACCAGAATCTGACAAAGAATATTTCATTGGTGCTGACGTTGCAACTGGTAGAGCTTCTGACTATTCCTCATTCACTTGTATGGATAAGCTAGGAGAAGAACAAGCAATATATAAGGGAAGAATGGCAGTAGGGGCTTATGCTAAATTACTTGGAGATACCGGGCAATTGTATAATTGGGCTACTATAGCTCCGGAATCTAATGATGTGGGTTTAGCAGTAACCTCTAAACTTCAAGATGAAGGTTATCCAAAGCTGTACTACTACCAAAAAATGCTTAAGAAAAAGGGAAAGAGTAGACCAGAAATGGACCAATCTCCTGGTTGGTTAACTACACAAAAGAATCGTTCAGTGATAATAGAAAACTTAGAAGAAGATATCAGAAATGATAACGTAATCATAAAGGACCCATTTTTTGTTCAGGAAGCTTATACTTTCATCTATGATGGTTTAGGTAGGCCTGTTGCAATGGGTAAACATAGAGCAAATAATTCTGCTGTTGATGTAGACCTTGAAGGAGACGTATACTCAGATGATGATATATTTGGAAAAGCAATATGCAATCACATAAGGAAAGGAAAAACTAACGTAATCGTACAACCAAGATGAAAAAGTACTTCAATTTTAATTGGGTTTGGGGACGTAAGAAGGACCCTCCCAAAGATGGTACCTCCTCTAATAAAGAGCAAAAGCCTACCACTCCAATGTCACCTGGTAGAGTTTCAGTTGACGATGATAGCAATAACTTAATCACATCATTACAGGGGTTGACTAAATTAGTCGAGCCCTCTTTTCGTGTTGATGTAATACCTTTAATCCGAGATTTATATAAAGTAAATCCGGATATGGGCATTGCATTGCAAGATATGTTTAAGTTAGCTAACACCAGTCATACAGTAACCTTTCCAAACAATACAGATGAAGAGGCTTCTAAGATGAGAGACCATCTTAAAAAAGCAACCAAAGGATGGACCAGATATACTGCCGGTATAGATGGTTTAGTTAACAAAATGATTGTTCAACTTCTTGTAAGTGGAGCAATATCTGTAGAGGGAGTTCCCAATGATAAACTAGATGGTTTGGCTACGGTATTATTCCTTAAACCAGAATATATCAAGTTTAAACGTGAATTAAATGGGGTGTATCATCCTTATCAAAAGAATCATAATTACTGGAACAAGCAACAAGATTACATTAAGCTTAACCCAGAAACTTATTTCTATGTTGGTATGTTCAATGATACAGATGAACCCTATGGAGTTCCTCCCTTTATGCCTGCCTTAGATTCTCTCAAGGGTCAAAATGATATGAAGATTAATTTCAAACATATCATGGAGATTTGTGGTATGGTGGGTTTTCTTGAAGCTAAAATGCAGAAATCCCCTCAAAGGGCTAACGAAAGTATAAATGCCTACGAATCTAGACTAAACCGAGAGCTCAATCTTTTAAAACGTAATGTTAAGGATGGCATGAAGGATGGGGTTGTTGCGGGTTATATTGATGACCACGAATTTAAACTCAACTCTACTACCAAAGAACTTGGTAATATCGAAAAGCCTTGGAATATGAATCAACAATCCGTGGCTAATGGTTTGGGAGTTAATGGCTCTATCATTGGAGTATCTGCTACTACTGGTGAAGGGGCAACGGGTATAATGCTGTCTAAGATGATTAGCCAGTTAAAAAATATCCAAATGCTCGTAGCTTATGTATTAGATCGACTTTATTCTCTAGAACTGCGTCTGGCAGGATTTAATAATAAGGGAATGAAGATTGATTGGGGAACTTCTACAATTTCTGATGAAGTTAAAATCCAACAGGGTCTTCAGTATAAGATACAGAACCTTGACTTACTGTATAAGGCTGGTATTATTAGCCAAGAACAGTATGCTTGGGCAATGGGCTATGATTCCCCGGATGAGAAAGAACCAAGAGTTTCATTGGAAGATCAATTTGCTAAAGGTGGTAATTCGGATCCTCAAGAGGGAACTAAAAAGAAACAAAGGCAGGATGATAAAAATCAATCTGCTCGTAGGTCAAGAGATAAGAATAACCCGGCTCCTTCTCGAGGAGACCAAAATACTAAACCAAGATGAGTAAATTTACAAAGAAAAACAAAGAGCATCTTGATTCTATGGTGATAGGTCAAGGCCATACCATTATGGCTGGTTATATACCAGAAGCAGTGGGAGCCCAGACTTTCTCAGAGAATTACTATAAATGGAAGAATCCTACACCGGACTCCATTGCTCAATTTGGATTTTGGGGAGGGGATATAGATTATAATACCTATTACCCTAACCTGGATAAATCAGAATTAACTCCTAAAGATGAAGAGTTTATTGAACCTATGTTCAGATTACTTTCGGAAACGATTGTATCTAAGAATTGGAACCCTACAGACTTTGGTCAAAATGGAGTATTGAAAGCTTCTATGAAAATGTTACTTGGTCAAACAGTAAACTGTGACCATGAAACTAACATAGGTAATGCTATCGGTGCTGTATCTCAGGTAATGTGGCAAGAGTCTTACAAAGATGGAAGCTTCACTATACCTGCAGGTATCAACGGTATTCTGAAAATTGATGGTAAAGCCAATCCAAGGATTGCTAGAGGTATACTTATGGAACCACCCTCAATTCACAGTAACTCTGTCACAGTACAATTCAAGTGGGATAAATCACATCCTCAAATGGAGGATAACGAATTCTATCAGAAACTCGGTACCTATGATTCTAAGGGAGTGATGGTACGTAGAATTGTTACTGAGATAGTTCGTTACCTGGAGACTTCATTGGTATCTCATGGAGCTGATTCTTTTGCTCAAAAAATCGGTTCTGATGGTAAGATTATTAATCCTACCTTTGCTAAAAGAACTTGGGCATCTTATGAAGAATACAGAGACGATAAATCGAAGCAATACTTCTTTACCGATTATAAATCTGACCTAACTTCTTATCAAGAAAAGGACGATACTCAAGGTTCTTTTAATGATAATGATGCCAAGGATAATCAATCAAACGAAAAAAATAGTATGAACGAATTACAAAAATTTCTAGAGAGCCTCTTCGGGGATAATCTGCTTACCCTTGAGGAAGGTAAAGAAATGAATCAGGAAACAGTAGTTGCCTGCATTCAAAGTTTGGTATCATCCAGAAATGAACTGCAAACTTCAGTAGATAACCTTACTACAGAGAAAAATTCTCTTACGGAACAGGTTACTAACTTGAATGCAGAAGTGGCTAATCTGAAAGAGATGGCAACTGTAGGAAAGAATCATATTGCTTCTCTTCGTGAAGATGCAGTAGCAACCTACAAAAAGTTGATGGGTGATAATGTTGATGAAACCATTGTTACAATGCTTAATGCAGAAACAACTGGTATTACTACTCTTGTTTCCTTGACTAAGGATTACCAAGCTCGCTTGGAAGAGAAGTTCCCTCTCACCTGCTCTAAGTGTGGTTCTAAGGATGTTAACCGGGCTTCTTCAGTTACTGAAGATGATACTCAAGGTAAAAAAACTACCGACGGTGCAGACACAACCAAGAATTCCGAATTACCGAGTACTAAGAATGTGATCGATAATCTGTATCGAAACAAAATTAAATAAGTTATTATATAAATATCCGCATTATGGAAACAACAAAAATCGTAAACGATCCTCAGCAACTTACTCTCTTTGGGGAAAGAACTCCGAGAGCGGTGATTTACAAGAGTGAATCCCACAAATTGCATCAGGCTTTCAATGTTAAAGCTGGAGAGAAAATTGTACAAGGTATGCCGGTAGCTTTAAATGAAGACGGTTTGATCTACCCTTGTACTGACCCGTCTACTCAAGTTTACTTGGGTGTGGCAGTAACGGATAACGTTAACCCGGCTTATCAGCCTCAAAGAAACTTCCCAGTAGAAGTAACCGTGGCTGTAGAAGGTTATATGATTTGTAACTGGGTATCAAACGGAACTATCGAAGCTGGCTATGTAACTCCCGATGGAGAATTGCTTAACGACCGTTTCGTTAAGGCTAATCAAGGTATTTCAACTCCGTTCATTGCCCTCAATCCTGCAGAAGAGGCAAATGAGGTAATCCAAGTACTCATTAAATAAGAGAAAAGAAAGTTATGGAAAATAAGATTGATATTACAAAAATGAAGGCTCAGGACTTTATGAATGAGCTGCCGGAAATGGTAAGAAGCTTGGAAGCTGTTCGTTCCGGTTCACAGGATAAGAAGCCTGTAGAAGTAACCTTTGAAGAATTGGTTACAGGTAAATGGGGAATTTCACAGGATGAACTCTTCGAAAAGGTGGGCATCAATCCAAAGGTTGATACCATGCAGAACATCTTTACTATGCCTCAGCAGAATATCCGTTGGATTGTTCCGGAGATTATCCGTGCTGCTATCACTCTGGGTATGCGTCAAGCACCGTTCTATCCGAACATCATCGCTTCAGACCAATCCATTAACGGATTGCAAGCAATTATGCCGATGGTTAATATGTCGGATGCTGCTCCTGCAAAGGTTAACGAAGCAGAAACTATTCCCTTGGGTGATGTTAGTTTCGGACAAAAATCAGTTAGCCTCTTCAAAATCGGAAAGGGTTTCAAACTTACTGATGAAGTTCGTAACTATGTTTCACTTGATGTCTTGGGGATCTATCTTCGTGACTTTGGTGTTCAGTTGGGTTATGCTTTGGATACTCTGGCTATGGACGTGGCTATCAATGGTAACAACCCTGATGGCTCTGAGTCTGCCCCAGTAATTGGTGTATACGAAACAACCAATGGCATTACTTACAAGGATCTATTGCATATTTGGGTTCGTGCTGCTCGTATGGGACGTAACTTTACTACTATGATTGGTGGTGAAG